TAGGGGATGATTTAGTTGATCCCCCCTTACCAGCCCAAAGTTTCTTGCACGCCCAATACCGTGCTGTGAGTTTATCGTTTGCTGTGCCGCATTTATGTCTTGCCTTGAAACTTTTCCTAGCGGCATCACTATAATTATGTCCATAGCCTTTAGCACCAAAGTGGATTAGTTTTTCTTTACCCCCCTGACACGCTTTAACCATCATCTTTTTGTTTGGTCGTGAAGATTTAGTTGGTTTGTTGCAGGTCATACCCCGCTTAACAGATGAACTAACTTTCTTCTTACCTTTAGCCATAGTTATATAATCTCTTTAATCCATCCTACAGGCATTAACTCTCCTTCTGACCACTTCATACCAACACTATCAGCCCAATCTCCATAGGTAGTCTTAGAACCTTTCCCAATCTTGTTTGCTGCCCTTTGAAATATGATTCTTAAATCTATTCCTTCGTGTTGTTTTAATATGGACTTTAACTTAGTTCGATCAGATACAGTGAGTACTCCCTTTAGTTCTACAAACATTGTCCCTCCATCTTTCTTTTGAAAAACAAAATCAGGTAAATATTTTTTTACAGGCGGTTGCCAATTTAGTTTAACAGACTCATACTCGAATCTCTTTTTACATTGCTTTGCAAACCGCTGTTCATATTTACTCCTGTAGTTGTTCATCCCCATCTTAACTACCGCATGACAAACATTCAGCGTCATCTATATCACATACTTGAGGTTTTACAACCTTTGTCTTATCTTGTTCCGCAGCGGCTCGCATCAACGCCTCTAAGCCTAGAGACTCTTCCGTAATATTTGCCATTTTTAATCTTCTATTAATGGTATAGGTGGACACCAGCTCTCAGGTAATACTTCTACTTCTTCCATATCGCTAGAGTAGTTATCGTGCTTTACAATAGCGTATTGAACTTGTGTTGGGTTTTCAATAATATCTGACCAGCGAGTAGTAGTGCCATGATAGTTTTCTCCAACAGTAACCTCTTGGTTGTAATCTTCACACTCTTGATTTGTTCCTATGTAGTATGCCATTTTTATTCTTCTATTACTGGTTCTACAATTTCAATCTCTCCAATAGTATACGCAATTGCTGCATTGTCTAAATCAAGTTGAGCTTCTAATTGTAGCCAATACACACCGCCAACGGTGTTGTTAGTGGGATTCCAATAGAAATCGTCAATGCTACTTAGTATTGGAAATTTAGAAACGTCTGGTATTATTAAAGCTGTCATCGTACTGCTGTGTTATAAGTTGTTATTGCATCGTATAAGTCTGTTGCTTGGTTAGCCGTTAAGGATTTATGTATGCCGAAAAAGTCAAATTCCCAATCAGTAAAATATTGTGGACTACCAACAACGCTACCTCTTGCTAGCACAAAAATAGGGTTGACAGGTAACGTACTAGGCGAAAGTGAAATATCAGAAGCTGTTAAAACATTGTTTTCATACAGATTCATGGTTGTTGCATCTCTAGTTAAAGTAGATATACTCTTCGTGTTTTTAAGTCCTGTGAGACTATCACCATTACTACCAATAACTGCAGATGGATATGTAAGATTCATTTGAACAAATCTCAGTGGACTGGTACTATAAACACCCATCGCTACACCTGTATTTATCGTATTAACGGTTGCGGTGCTTACGGTTATAGCCATACTATTAACGTCTCCATCTACGGATGGTATAAACCCAGTATCACCGTATGTATCTACCAAATTACCAGCTACCCCAGTAGTTGCGTGTGTCGGAGTGTTATACCAAGTAATGTTTTTAGTTGGGTCTTTAAGATTGTATTTCGCAGCAGTTAATGAAGTCGGTGATATAGGGTAAATTCTATCTGAATCACTCCATACGTCTGTGTTATTAGTTGTACTTCCTGTGCCTTTTAAGTCAAGTACCAATTGATTAACAGCCGCTTGTTCTGTTGCGTCTGTTATACCAGCTGCTGTGATGTAAGCAGTAGCATCAGGGTCATAAGCATTGTAAAGTGAATCTAATATTGTTTCAATACCAACTCTGTTTGCGCTCTGATCTGATGTGTAAGCTACAAGAGCTGACAATTTGCCACCAAAGTTTAAAATTCCTGCTGACCAAAATCCAAATCTATACTCTGCCCAAATAGATGTGACTGCATCAATATGTGAAATTACCTTGCGTCCATTTGTGTCATTGTACACAGTAGTTCTATTTGTCACATTAATAGGTACACCATTTTGATATAAACTAGGAGAACCATAAGAAGGAGACGTTGTGACTGTACTCGTATTACCATCATATGCAATCATCCCATAATAAGACGTTATACTGCTGTTTGGGAATATGTAGGCGGTATCTCCATCCGTATCTGTTAAAAAGAATTGGTCTAGTCTAGCCTCACCAAATAAATCAACAGTATTACTTAAATACTCGTTAATACCGTCAAATTTAACAGCAGGAACGCCTCCGCTAGTAACTACCACACCAGCGTTTACTATCATAGGTTGATTAGCCGCACTTGCTTGAATAAAGTTTGATGAGTTACCACTCTGGTCGTAGTAAGTAGTTACAAAAGCATCATAGTTACCGCCTGGATGGCTAACCCACATACCACTAGCTGGGAAATTATTTAATGTTCCGTTATTGCTATTTCCACTAGCATCAACAGCGGTAGTGTCTGTACCCGACTCATTAAATTTATAATATACATTTGGAGACGCTATTACACTTGTTGCAGTTGCGCCTAGTCCACCGTTATATAAGTCATCAACATTTTGTTGAGTTAATGAAGATTCTGTCTTAACAAATAGCTCATCAAGAATAAATTGCCCATAAGCACCACTACCTTCACCTATTCGATCAAAACTTATATTTTCGTTATCGTAGTTATCGGTATCACCTGTGTATTTTGTTCCATTAATCCACATTTCATTTACTCCTCCATTTAACGAAACAGCAATGTAATACCAAGTACTTGTGGAAATGGCTGGAAATGAAAATGTAGTAGTTGCAGCACCAGCAGATCTACTTCTAAATGTAGCAGAGGTGCTATTGTTCCACCTAAACCATTGATTTCCATTAGTTGAATCGCCTAAAATATATTCAAAATTGGGCGTTGATGAAAAGTTTACCCAAAATCCAAAGCATAAGCCATTTGAAAGGGCTGGTTTGGCAATTGCGGTAAATGAAACATTGTCATTTACCCCATCAAACTCTAATGCGTTTTCAAAGATTGAATTAGTAAAGGCTTCTAATGCTGCTGTGTCTAATGTGTCACCTACAAATCCTATATCTAGTTCTGCACTATCATGTTGCCTTCTAGCCCTTAACGAATTGGTAGCTGTACTTGATAATTTAAAAACACTATAAGCTGCTGCTGCACCGCTATATGTATCAAGTAAGTAAGAAACCGCTGGAGCAGAGCCTGAAGGTGAACCCATGCCATCATGACCCCCAATAGATGCCCCACTACTAATTATACCCCTTATAAAACCGCCAAAACCGCCCATCTTAATCTTTTTATGTTAACACCGCTATACTCACCTATTAATACTACTTATGTTACCCGTTTTCTTTTAGTTTATTTTTAGTTCTTTTCATTATCCAATTGATAATAGGAGTAGAAGAAAGACCCATTACAAGTCCACCAAAGTGAGGGTAGTTGTGTATCTCTACATTTATATTGAAAGACTCTTCTAAAAACAGTGACATCTCAGGAAAGACCATACAAAGAAGTATACCACTAAGTAAACTTACCATTAAGTTAGCCCATCTATCCTCTAACCACTCTCTTCCTGTTATATACTTTCTAAACTTAGGTAGGTTAGATATGTACATAATCTCTACTAGGATTACAGCTAGGGTCATTGTGAAGTATATAATCATTACTCTTTATTTGTTTTTATTTCTTAGTTGGTTTATTTTATAGAGTGTGTATATTGCTGCAAAGGTAAAGGATATAAACTTTGCTAATTCTGTAAGTATCATAATTCCCCCTGTCCAATCCTCTAATGTCCAATCTAAAACCCCACCTATAAAGAATACACACCACACCTTAATTATACTAAGCGCACCATCAAATTGTGGTGTTAGAGGGTATAAAAAATTACTGTTCATTACTTTCCAAAGATTATTTTTTTATTTTCTGTTACCGTGTCTCCGCAATTGGTAACTAATGTTTGATAATACTCCTTTCTCCCTATGCGGGGAAAGAAATTTACTCTAAATAAACTACGTCTTTTAAAATAATTAATGTCGTGTATTACTATATTCCTATCTCCTGTAATGACTAATCCACTTGAGGTAAACTCCCCACTCACTGTAAGGCAGTTATCTAACTTCTTTGTAAACTTGTTGGGGATTGAGGTGTTTAGTTCTATTAACTCGTAGAGTGTATCATACTCGGTAATAGTCTTTGTAATCACCTTTCCAAACTTTATCTTCTTTAACTCAATTATTTGTCTGCCTTTAATGTTAAGGCTATCCATAATGGCAGCTATGGAAGAGTCTTTTAACACCTCTTTTCTATTTGCTTTTGTCTTAATTAGGATAATCTCTTGTTGGTAGGCATCTTCTATGTTCGCTATGCGAGAGCGTGTAGCGTTTTCGTAATCCGCTAAAATGTCCTCGTTCTTTTGACAGGAACTGACACCAAAAAATACCCCAACTAAAAGAACTACAATAGCTATCCATTGAACAATTACTATGTTTTCCTTTAGATTAGAAAAGAATCCTAATATGGAACTGACTAAAGCTATCATTCTACTATCTTACTTTTTCTTAGTAGTCTTTTTCATTAACTGTTTTGTGTAGGGCTTGTACGTTGTCTTCACTGACAGTTGTTTAGTTGGTTTTTTCTTGTAGGTTGTCTTTACACTTAACTGCTTGGTTGGCTCTTTCTTTGCCGTTGCTTTCTTTTTTCCTCCTGTTGGCATTGTGCTTGTTTTTATTATAAATAATATTAATCCACTATATCGTAGTCAAAGTTTACACCACTTCCTGCTGTTACAATAAAGGGTTGTACTAAGCCATTCTCTTTAGCTTGTGGGGTGAAGCTATTACCATCTCTAATTATAAGGGTATCATCGTTAGGAAAAGTGATTGTTACATCTCCTCCGTTAGCTACTCCTGAGATCTGCCTAGCTGCGTTCTTTAATAGTTTCATTGTAGACCCTGCTTGAGCGTCTGCAAATCCATCCTTGAGCCAAAGAACTGTATCGCTGTCTATTCTCTCTACTTGTCTTATTGCTACGTTAACTGTATCAAATATCCAATCATTGATATTTAGTTCAGTTGTGAAGAGTGTAGATGTACCTACTAACTCTTTGCTTGCTGCTGCTGATACTATTGTTCCCGTAAGTGCTGCCGAGAGTGGGAGGGTATCTGTAGCGTTTGTAATATTCTGTGCTGCCATTGTTTGTGTGTTGTGTGAAACTTAGTGCAAAGTTACGAAATTATTATCTTTTGCAATTCCTTTAGTTGATGTTGTATTTTTTTGTAAGGGGTTTCTTTTTATTATTCTTTCTTTTACTCTTAGCTTTCTTTAGCATCTTATTTATTATGTTTGACATAGGTAACTGAGTACCTGCACCAACAGCTAAAGAGAGGTTCATTATAGCGATAGATAAATCTGCCGCTACTACTGCGTCTATATCATCCTCCTTAACCATTTGCTCCCGCGACTTATTTACTGTTGCCCCTAGTGCTATTAGGTTATCAACTGCTGGTAGTAGCTCTTTACCTGTAAACACACTAACATCATATTTACTAGATAAATTTATCGGCTTATTCACAAAAAAGTTATTCTTTAGTAAATCTGCCAATATTTTTTTATCTTCCTTATCTTCTGCCATATTGTACAGCGCACTTATAACTGCTATTGCTGCGCCCCTAGACACTTTTCCATACTTACTTACTGCTAGGAATGTCAGTTGGTTTGTTATTAAATCTCCTAAACCTTTAAGGGTAAACATCTCCTCCATTCTCTTTTCTGCCTCTTCTGCTTCGTCATCATCCCCAAACATTATCTGCGAGGCTAAATAATATACTCCCATCATGTATGAGTATGTAATAGCGTTCATTAAAACACCCCCTGCGTTAGCTAACTCTGCTGCGTTATTTCCTTTTTTATTTCTAAGGTCTCCTGCGATGAACTTTAAGGATTGGAAAAACTCACCTTGCTCCCTATATCCGAAATTACCAAAGAATGACACTAACCTACCTTGTGGGGAGTCAGCCTTAAATGTTATAGGTGTACCATCTTCTGACAGCCCTATACCTAAAAATTTAGACGGTGCTATCTCTACTGATCTCCTAGTCCCCCCTTTTGTCTTTGAGCCATAGATTCTTTCTACTAATTCTTGAGCCTTTGCTGTTGCATCTTTTATTGCTTGTAGGTTCTGTTCTTTATAAGCCTTATTATTTAAGAATTTTTTTCTGTCAAAAGATTCTCCTGTTATAGACTGAAACTCCCTTCTGAATACGGGCATAAATCCTGTTATGGCTGTTAGGTATTCTGGAATAGACATTGTGTAACGTCCAACCTTTATAAAAATATTCTCTCTACCTACCGCTTCCTTTACGCCTCTTCTCTCTATATCACCTGATTTAAAGTCTGCTATATCTGCACCTGTTAAATCCTCTAATTCTCTTAGGGTGTCCCAAGATTCTTTATTGAAAGTGTCTGCTATACCTCTTGCACTTCTAACTTTGATTGGGATAGATGTAAATGCAGCTACTATCTCTATTGCTGACCTTATTGGGTCAAATAAGGACTTAGCGTATCTAGCACCTAACAGTTTAGTTAACATTCGTGGGGTGTTGCCTATTGACTTTTCATAGTCTAGTGATGCGTTGTAATCCCCCTTTATGGCGTTTGCAATAACTCCTGCCTTTGTTCTACTTATGGTTTTATTAAGTATAGCATTAGTTACGGGCTGTACCTCTGAGAATACATAATCTAATGAAGTGTCCTCAGCGTAGTTAATAACCATCTCTGCAATATTAACAGGGTAAACTCCAAATGTAGGTCTCAGGGATTCTGTTACTTTTTCCTTTCCTTGTTTTGCTTGTGGGCTAAACTTATCAAACTTCTTAGTTGTTGCGTCAACATCTCCTATTCTACCTTTTCTTTGTGTTGGTACATAATACACTTGAGGGTTAAACTCTATGCCCCTTCTTAAGTTAGCTGCTTCTTGTCTGTCCCTACCCTTTTCAAATACCTCTTCTGCTGTTTTTAGCATCTTTCGTTCGCGGGGGTTGAGTAAACTTTCATAGTTTTCTGATAGTACTTGTACATCTACATACCCCTCTTCTGTTTTTGGTAGGCTCTCGTAGAACTCCTCTATATTCTTTCGTTCTCGGTTGTCCCACATTGACTTAGCTTGTCCCTTCTTATGGTACTCCTTTTCGCTTTCTGATAATCCTGCCGCATCCATAGCTGCTTCATTACCTAACCAGATGCCAAATATATCTCTGTTCCCTACCTCAACTCCATCTGCTTTTGTACCACTACCAAGTAGTGATGCTTCTCTTAGATACTGCGCAATTATACCCACCCTATTAAAGCCTCGCTCATCTCTCCTAAAAATACTAGGGGACGATGCTTTTAAAAAGTCTTTAAGCATTGTGTCAGACATCTTCTTAGCCCTTGTAAAAGCATTACTCATAGGTTGATACACCATCTTGTATATCTCATCCCTCTGTGAGTTGAGTATATTTCTTACTCTTTGTGCCGCCTCTTTTGTACCTAATCTATCAATCCACGCTTTAACGCTTAACCCCTTGGGGTCAATTTCTTCAATAGCGTCAACAAGTTTATCTACCCTCTTTGATTTACTTGCAGCAAATTCTCTAAGGTCTGATATTTCTTTAAATGGGATATTCCCCGCTATAATAGCCTCAGCCGCATCGTTAAACCTGCTTAACCAAGCAGCGTCATCAACCTTCTCAGCCTCTAACAGTAGTCTAACCTCGTCTGCCTCTACGCCATCAAGAGTTAACCCCTTTAGTTTTAAAACACTCTTTTTGTATTTTTTACTCTCTTGTACTGTGAATTTGTCTAGCTCTTTTTTAAATATATCTACTTGCTCCTTTAACTTAGAGTTTAACTCCTCAGCTTTTTCCTCTGTTATAACCCCATCCTTAACTGCCTTGTCTATTGCGTTCTTAGCCCTTGTTAAGTTACCTCTTGATTGTGATGCTAATTGAGCCGTAGTTATTTTATTAGACTCTATATCTATCTCTATTTCTTCTTCTAATTCTCTTACTAACTCTGGGTCTATGTCTTGTTCTGAATCTAAATACTCTCCAATTATTTGTTGTCTTTCTACTTCAAGATTTATGAACTGAGAGAAGGTTTCTGCTTTTGCTCTCTTTTTCTTATAATCCTTTATCTTTTCGGTAATGCTTTTTTGTGGGGTGTTCTTTTGCTGCTCTGCTACCTCTTTATTATACTTAGATAATAACTCATTAATATCTGCAACAGTTGTTGTTGGGGATTTAGTTAATAAGTCATCCGCAATTTTTTCTATTTCGTCTAATAGGTTTTCATCTTCAATCTTCTTAGCGTTAATCTTAGAGAGTGCTTTTGCTGCTTGCCCTACCTTGGACTTTCCTCTAGCCATCTTTCCAGCCCTCTTTACTTTAGAGTTTACATTAGACTGCTTCTGTTTTGTGGCTGCATCTTTGAATCCCTTTTCAATATCAGTTAAAAACTCATCTACAGCCTTCTTGGAAGCTAGGTCTGTATTGTTTAATTTCTTTAGCCAATTAGCAGATTGATTAACTGTTATACGTCCACTCTTTTCTAAGTCGTTAATGTAATCAGATATACCCTTTCTTACAGCCTTTTCATCCCCTACGCTGGCAAGAATAGATAGCTTTACTTTCCCAATTTTTTGTTTACTCCCTTTCTCTAATACACTATTCCTATACTCTATAGCCTTATCATAATCATCAAAAGATTTCTCTTCTATATCTAATTCATTATTAGGGTCATATACCATTGCAACAACATCTGGCTTTCCATGCTCTGCTTCGTTCCATCCTTCAGGAGCGAACTCTTCATTAAATGGAGTTCTAGAAACAATTCTAAATCCATTTCTTTGATAAACCTTTGTTAAGTAGTTATCAAAGTTATCTAGCATTTTACCGCCTTGCTTTACAGCCTGTTTTAATATATTGTCTGCTACGCCTTTCTTTTTACTATCAGGGTCTTTAAATACCCCTGTAATATCTCCATCAGGTTTAACAAAAGCTGCACCACCATCAACACGAACAACAGTACCATCAGTTCCTTCTGGAACTTCTGATACAGACCAATATTGCTTTGTGTCTGAATCTTTAACTTCTTTTAGCTCTTGAAAGTAGGAATCATTTTCTTTCTTACCTTCTTTGGCATCTTGTTCTTGTATTTTGTACTTATTATTTTTAAAGTCGTAAGATATATCTATATTATCTACTTCGCGTATGTTATTTCCGTCAAAGTAGAATAGTTTATCTGCCCCATTTTCATGAAAGCCTTTTTCTATATCTCCTGACCTAACTGCATCTTTTAAATCTTCGGGGGATGACCAATCTGTTATATTTTCATTAGTAACTTCTCCTGATTTTGCAGAATATGATTTAGCTTTGTACTTATTAACGTCCTCAGATTTTGAAGGTCTGTAACCATAAGATGAATCACCCTCAAATATAAAGCCTCTTTTTTTATACCAATCTTTTAACTGCTTATCTGTAAGTCCTAGTTCTCCCTTTTTTAATCCCTGCTTAGTTTCTGTTGCTCCTTTTGAGTCTACTATTAATGATACAGACATATCACTCTCGTCTGCCGCATCTAGTATATTTTTTAACTCTTTTGATGCCAACCCTTCTCCACGATTTTTGTCTACCCCTATAAAATCTATTTGAATATCTCCTTGAACCTCTTGACCATTTATGTCAACAACATCATTATCCTCTCTCAATGTAACTTCTACTCCATCAGGTGTTGTATAGTTATAGCCTTTTTCTCCAAATCCTGCGTCTACCTCATTAAATTCCCCTCCACTGAGTCTATCCGTTAGTCGGCTGACATCCTTGTTTGGTACACCCTCTGCTTCTTTTGTAGTCTCTTCTGTAGTTTTTTGCATTTCTACAGGCTTAACTAATACAGGAAGGTCTATAGATATTTTATAGGTAAGTCCTTTTTTTGTTATAGTTGCGTTTATTCCTGGATATGCTTTTTTTACCTCAGCTAATTCTGTTTCTGCTTCTGATTTTACTGGTGTTGAAAATTCATTAAATGCACTCTCTCCTTTCTCTTCTAAAGACTCTTTTGTTGCGGCACTATATTTTGTAGGTCTTGTTACTACATTCCCATCTTCATCTACTTTTTCTACAAGTCTTGACTTATTATAAGTTCGTAAACCGCCTTTAGATATTGTTGTAGTTTCAACAACCTCTACATTATTAGGTAATGCATTTTCTGCGGATGTAATTATATTCTTAAACACACCGCTTTCAGAAGTTTGCATTTTAGCAGAGAACATATTTGTTGGTTTACCATTTTCGTAAACCCTTACATAACCTACAAAATTACCTTCATTTGTAGCGGTAATTATAGCATCCACGCTCTTCGTTTCAGGATTTACATACGTTGCTGTTGTGACCCCATTCTTGTCAGTAGTTGTAATGTCTGAAATTTCAGCCGCTCCGTAAGGTAGTCTCTTGTCTTTGTGTTGGTCTCCAAATAAATTCTCCTGTTCTTTAGTTCTATTTTCTAATCTTTGTTCTGCGGTAGTTTCTTCTGTTGTAGTTTCTTTAGTAGCAATACCCTCTGTTGCTAGTTCTGTTAATTTTTTATCTATTACGGCTATCTTAGCTTGCTCTCCTCCTCGTTGTGTTGGGTGGAGTGATCCCATCTCAGCTTCTAGTTTTTCTCTTTCAGCTAGGAGTCTTATACTTTCCTCTCTGTTATTGTTTGTTGGAGATAATTCAGAGTCATACTTTAATACTCGATTTATTTTATCTTGTGATATGTTGTACCCCTCTTCGGTTAATGCACCTGATTGATACATCCCCTTAATTTTCTCAGTTAATTGTTCTAGGTCGCCTTTACTGTTGAGTACTTCTTTTATCTCTTCGTCTGTTAATTCTTGTGTGGGTTTGTCAATAACAGCTTTAGTTTTCCTTAAAGAAGCCGCCCCCTTACCCATACCAAAAAGTAGCATACTTCCTGCAAATGTAGATGCACCTGTTTCTGCTGCATCTTTTGTAAAGGTTGCGTTAAAACTTTCTTTTAAGAAAGCCTTTCTACCCTCATCCGTTTTTATGCCTCCGTTTTCTAGTGCTGCTTTGTTTGCTTTTTCTACTGACTGTTGAAAAATCTCTGTCCCTGATTCTTTTAGAGATGCAACAGATATGTCTTTACCTAATGAGACTAGTTTAGGTATATTTTTTTTGACTTGATCTTTAACCCCAGCCTTAAATATTGAGTTTCTCATAAGGTTGGCAGCCGTACCCAATCCGTAAAATTCTGATGCTGTTGCTAATCCTGCTGAAAGAAGTGCTGTGGTTTCGTCTTCTAGGTCTTCCGCAATAATATCTTCCTCTTTTTTACCTGTCTCTTTTGCCTTAGCTCTTACGGCTTCCATGTACATAGGTGCGCCTATTTCCCCAAACGTACCCATACCCATAGTAGCTGTGCTTGTGACCATAGACCTTAAAAAGTCTACTGCCGTACCTACAGCCGCAGCCGAAGCCTTGTCAATCTCTCCTTTTTCTAGGCTTTCTAAAAACGGTAGTGTAGGTTTTAATTTTTCCTCTGTATCTTGTATTTCTTTATATGCCGCCTGTTGTTGTGTTACACTTTGACTTGCTCCTCTAACTAATTGTTTAGTTTTATCTGATATATCTTGACCACTTAATATTCCATATAAAGCAATAGGTAAACTGACAGTAAAATCTTCTGATAACTGCTCCCCTAATAATATGGTCTTAGCGGGTATTAAGCTAGTCATAAGCGCAGAATTATACAACGCATTACCTATACTCTCTAATGGTGAAAGTTGGTCTATCTGTTCTTGATAAGCTAGGTCTATAGCTGCTTGCTTATCCTTAACTACAATATTAAGTTCTTTAAACGCTTTATCGTTTACATTCTCATTTACTTTTTTTAACTCTTCGTTAAGTTTAAAGTTTGTTTGGAGTTTTTGGTTTACTTGTGTATTAACTTTTTCATAGTAACTATTCAGTCCCTCGTTAGCTTTATTAGCATCAATCTCTCCTCTATCTAAACTGTCTTGAAGTTCTTGCCTTTTTTGCTGTAGGAGTGGCTCGTAAGAGTCCATCATCTTTTGCCTTACATCTTGTATAGGTAATTCGTCAACAAGTTTCTTTCTCTCTATACTTGCGTCAAGAAGTATTTGCTCTTGACGCTTAATGTATGGGTCTTTTATATTAGATATAAGTTCTTCCCTAGAAGCTACCCCTACAGGTAACTCTTGCTCTACAAGTGGACTAGGAGTTCCACTCTCCTCTGAAGGCTGTGGTCGTTGTATACCTAATAAATTAGAATATGCTTCTTCATCACCGTCAAAATCTTTCTCTTTAAATGTGTTAAAGGATAAATTAAAAAAATCATTATTGGATTGTAATAACTTAGTAAAATCTTCTTTACTACCCTTAAATCCTTTAGCAAGAGATAAGTTCCATGCGTCTTGTAATGCGTCTTCTTCCATCTTTTATTTATTTTTTAAACCCAATACCACTACCTGACTCTAATTTAACATTATAATCAACCCACTGCCTTCTATCTAACACACCATTTGAGTTTTCAGCAGGTTTAGCAGAGTAACTCCCAGCGTCATAGAATGCTAATGTAATATCCTTCAAAGGTACATCATAGTCTTTTGATAGTCTCTCTGCTTCCGCTTTTATATTATTCGCAGAGCCACTGAAATCATCTGCAATTAATTTGCCGTCTTTCTCAAATAAAAAAACTGTTGCTGAACCTGAGAATCTACTATATAATTCCTGCCCCTTTACGAATTTACCATCTGCTGTTTCTCCATCAAGTACAGGTAGATTTGGTATGGGCTTTCCCTCTTTAGTAGACAGTACCTGTATATCTTTGCCATATTGTTTGTCTGTTGTTCTTTTTACCCAATCTATCTCTCCATATTTATACTGGTCTAAGTTTTGAGTTACATAGTCGTTCTCGGTAACATCTCCTTTCTTTTTGTAAGAGATTCTCAAATCCCCACTCTCAGTCTTATTGAAGACGGGTACATATTGGTCATTTTTCAGTTTCTTGAAATTTGATGTGTTATAGCCTAACTCTGTTGAGTAGCCTCCTTTTTTAAACCACTCAGATTCTTTTTTTAAGTCCTCATTTGTTGCATCATAAACATCCTTAAATTCCTTAGGTCTGCCATCCCGTATAAAGAAATGGGCTACCCCCGATACCCCTTCTAACTTCTCAGGTGCTTCTGTATTACCATTGGAGGGAATTGGTGCGTAAGTAAATCCATTCGCTGCATCAAACACATTTCTAAATACATTTAGGTTATACTCTATGTCTGAGTCCTTCTTATTACCCTTCAAATCTACATTCAGCACACTCCTCCAAAAATTATCTGGTACTGGAGCATATATTTGAGTATATGTGGGTATAGTGTCTTGTACAGTTTCGTTATTAGTTTGTGAAATATCTACGGGTTGTGTTGATATTTCTACATCGTTAAATTCTGTTATACTGCTTTCGGCTACTACTTGATCTTTAAAACCATACTGTATTAGAACCCTGTTAACGTATGACGGAATATTACTAATAAAATTACCATAATATTTTTTCTCTTGTTTTGCTTTTGCCTTTAGCTGTTCTCCTTCATCTAAGATCATGTCTCCTATTTCCTCAAATGCGGCACTTCCCCTTAATCTAAATTTATCGCTCTCAGCAATAGTGCTGTTTAATAAACCATCAATATAAGATAGCGATTCAGTAAACATAGAGTAATCCTCTTCATTATCAATATTCTTTGCTACTTCCGATATTTTTTTAATCTTTTCTTCTTTGATAATCGGTTTAGTAGTAGTGGTATTAGCGGGAGTGAATACGTCTCTCACGTTTTGGGTTATTCCATCCTTCATTGAAGGTATCTCTTCCATCTTAGGGAAGTTTATCTCAGATGTCCTAGGTTTATATTCCTTGTTCGAAGGTATCTCTTCCATCTTAGAAAAGTTTGTCTTAGATGTCCTAGGTTTATATTCCTTCTTCCAACTTCCCCTAGCAAACTTATCTGCCTCTTCTTGACTATCAAACTCCCAAACTTCTTTTCTCTTCTTAGCTTCATCAAAAGCCTCTCCACCTTCTAATCTAATCCAATCTTTAGGGTCGCTTGTTTGTTTGTTTGGGTCTTTAGGAAACAGTGTGGGATAGGCATACTCTTTCCCATCGTACCCACCACTCTCCATTAAAACAGTAGATGGACTCTCTTGCCCCTCTAGTTTAACAGAGTTTTTTCTTATATCATAGGGACTAGGAGTTCCCACCGTAGTTTTATTACCCTCAACTATTCCTGCCTTAGAGCCTATAGCCGCCCCCCTAACAGAACCGAGAAGTGATGGGTTAGGAGTTCCAACCTTAGTTTTATCTACTTTATTTTTATATGGAAGAACCTTATTTTTATTAATAATACCGACAGGTAACTCTTGCTCTACAATTGGACTAAGGGTTGTATTACCGTCAACTATTCCTGCATTATAGCCTATAGTTGCACCCTTAATACCACCGATGGGGGTACTGGGCTTATATTGTTTATTATACTTACTAATATCAATAGTACTTACATCTATCGTTGTGTCAATTGGATTTTCAACTTCAAAATCTGCGAAACTAATAGTCTTAGGTGCAGCTATGCCAAAAGGTATCTCTTTCTTTACAAATGGACTAGGAGTTCCACTCTCCTCTGAAGGCTGTAATGGTTGTGATGGACTAGGAGTTCCAACCTTTGACTGCTCCCTTGTAGCCCCCTCTGATTGCTCTGAGGAGGCGTTTGAAAAACCCATAGAAGCCCCTCCCGTGCTTGGTGGTGGGGGAGGTGGTGGTGGAATACTCCCGTTAAACTTAGTTGTAGTACTTGGTGGGGGAGGTGGTGGAGGTGGTATACTCCCTTGAACTTTATCTTTTTCTCCTACCATTATTGTGTCTTTAAAGATTTAATATACTCCTCAGTATAGTTAGCATCTATAAGCTGTTGTTTTGTATATGCATACCCATTACTTGCAATATACTTTTTTTCTGGTAATAAGTCTACACCGTACATAGCTTCTATCTTACCAATTAACCTATCATTAAGCTCTATGACTTTAGGCCCTATTACCTTCTCGGAAATTGTTTCCCCATCTGTGCCGTCCTTAGTCCTTGATGATACTGTCTTCTCTTCGTTGATTATTAAGAATCCTTTTCCTTCGGGGTTAATATACACCTCTTGTAGAGTTCCTTTTGAACTTCCTATTGTTATAGGCTTTAACTCTTCACCTTTCTTAGTAATTTGTATAGATGTCAAGTTGGCGTCTTTTTCTATCGCGGCTTGTAAACCAACCACAAACCTATCTTTAAGTCTTGCTGTTTCGGCTTTTTGGTCTTCATCCGAATCCAAATTACTACCTAAGTCACTAAACATTTGGTCATACTCATCAGCTTTCAGTGCAGCTAATCTCTCAGCATCTCCTTTACCTAATACTGTTTTAGTTACGTTAAACTCTTTATCTTTACCGTCACCATCTGTCGGGGCTTTAAATGTTTTAGTTTCTAACTTACTTGGGCGGTATCTCTCTCCTGTTTGTTTTACAAAAGCATTATAGTCGTTTCTATAAATATCTTTAGCATTATCATCACTTAACATTGAGGGTGCATTACCTTCTTCTATTGCTCTAGTAGTCATGTACGATGCAAGAAAGTCAGGTCTGTTTTGTACAGCCTCTAGTGCGCTGTTGTAATCATCCTCTGTAATACCTGTTAAGGTCTCTTGTACTATTAGTTCTCCTGTCCTATCGTTGTAAACACGGTTTAGTTTTTCCTTGCCTTGTAGTCTTAATGAAGCGTCTATCTCATCTAATAGTGCTTTGTTCATATCCCCCTCAGTAAACTTTGGGTTATACATAATGTTTTCATTTACTTTAGGTGACATCTTTTGCATTGTGTCTGCTGCCCAAAGTTGAATATCCTCTACATCATCTGTTGATGAATCCCCTAAAAACTCGTATTGGTATGTGGGGTTTTCATACTTCATATTTTCTTCATCCCAATATAAAGCATCTTTATATTCCCCCGATTGGGACTGTGCGTTCTTAAAACCCTCTTTACCTTGTTTATTTATAACGTCAATGTACCCAAGACTCTTCATTAACTCTTTCTCTGACTGAGCTAAGTCTATTCCGTTTACAGAGTCTTCCATAAACTTATCAATAGCTTGTTGCTTTAATGCCTCTGTCTTTGGGAAGTCTGTGTCTTGCTCATACGCAGCTTTAGCGATGTCCATCATCTGCTTCTTCCTAGCTGCTGCTGCTGCATCCTTCTTAGCATTACCATCAGCAATCCCCTGCCCTATAGCTTGTGCGCCTCTTTGAATTGCAGTAGTGTCTAATCTTCCCGCTTGAGGTGTGAAAACTTGTGCGCTGCCTTGTCCCATACCTGTTGTGGTAGGTACGCTTGAGTATGCTCCGAAACTGCCTTGCTTTGCCATGTATTTTATTTTATGCTATACCCCCTGATGCTACTGTTCCACTCATCTGTAAAAGTGAACCTGTCATATCCATCATCATTTGCTGTTGGGCTAGTTGCTGTTGGTAGTCAAAGTTAAGTGCGTTATATTGGTTCTGTTGTGATGACCCCATTAATGCTTGCATCTCTGCTGTCTTCTCTGCGTATGGTTGAAGGACGTTATAACCCTCTGCTTGACCCTCTAATGCCCCTAAATTACCTAGCTGTGCCATATACTGCTGTTGGTTAGCTTGTGCAGCCATAGCGTCTTGTGCGTTTAGTTGTCTGTATGATTGTGCGGTGGAGGTTTGTGTTTGTCCTAAGTTTCTTAGCCCTGCTCCTAGACTACTTGCTGCGGATAGCTGTGCTGCTTGATTACCTGCAATATTATCCGCAGCCATTTGTCTTTGAGCTTCGGGCATACCCTCTCTAGCATATCCCTCTGCCATTTGAGTAATCTGTCTTTGGCGGTTGACCGCTGCTTGCATATCAGGGCGACCTTGAGCCTCTAATTCAGCCTTTAGTTTTTGGGCTTGTATATCTTGTTGTGACGCTGTTAGGCTTTGGTTGTTTAATAATGCATCTGCCGAATCTCCTGTCTTCCCTCCCCCAAATACTTTATCTTGTACGTCTGTTGAAACACTCTCGCCTGTTATATTCTCCCCTAGTGACTTTCCCGTAGTACCGTATGAAATAGCCTGTAAAGGTACACCCACTGGTGACATGACGTAACTTGCGGCATCTACTGTTGTTCCTAATATCTTATTCCAATTCCAATTCTTCATCTTATTACTGCAAATTTACGAATTATTTATGTCTTTTATAATGAACTCTCAGATATGAAGAACTGAACTCCCATACTAGCTAACTTAGCTTGTGTGGTTGCGTCACTCAATAGTCTTATTGTTCCGTACTTACCTCTTAGGTCATAGCCCTCTAAAAGAGCGTTTGTCCTATTTGGTGTTAAAGTGTCTTGTCTAAATCCTGCTGCCCACTCATTAGGTTGGTACTCGCTGTAGTAGTTCTCAAATAGTTGACTTGTCTGATTACCATCTTCTATGTTTATGTCTCCATCTGTTTCTGATGTCCATACACTGTTAGCTTCTAGCTCTATGGTTTGTAATCTTTTTTGTTTATCGGGGGCGGTGTTAAAAGGCATGGTAATCTCTGCGTTTTTAGCCACTCCATAAAGACTTCCATAAGCATTGTTAGTATTATGCACCCACAACCCGCCATCTTTAAAAGAGGAAAAGTCTACTCCCGTTGTAACCATATAGTCAGGGGTAATATCTGAAAATGATACCCAAGAGTTAGACGGCTCATTGAACATTGGAGTGTCTATTCTATATCTTAACCAAGCTGCTGTTATTGTATTAGCACCTACTTCTAATACAATAGTAGCGTTATCATCACTGTTTACAGTAATACTTAACCCCGTTTGGTAATAATAGTCTGTGCCATCAAAAAGAACTATGCCCTCTACAAGATCAGCTAAGTTACCACTAAATGCGTTCTTTAAAGTAAATGATAGATTTGAACTAGCTCCACCCAAGCCTGTTGCTTGTGCGTAACCCATAATACTTACAGTATAGTTCTGTAACCTTTCATCATAAACTCCTAATATCTTTCTATCTGCTGCGTAAACATCCTTAACGTCAAGGTTCTCATTGAACCACGTTGTCATTCCGTAGTCACTTATCTCTTGTATTCCGTTAGAGCTAAGTCTGCATATTGCATTATTCCTACTACTTGGGAAATAGTGTGTTTCGTTATACTTATCAAACCCTTCTGGATTAGTCCCTATACCCCCATCATACTCATAGTAGTTAATACCGTTTAACAGTGCTGTTGTTTGGTAAGTAATCTCTGATGAATCTTGTTTTGCAAGTTCTTCAAGAATACCTATCTGCCCTACCTTATCTTCAAAATAGACTATGAGCTGTTTGTTTTGTCTGAGTGATGCTTTCTGTATCGACCCAAAAGAGTCGTCATAAGTTTTAATAGAACTGCCAAGAACAATACTAAGTCCATTTGTCGTGCTTTGTGGTATTATAGGCTGTGTAAATGCTATAGCTGCTCCCCTTTGAATTTGGTCTAATCCTGACTCTGTTACTACGTTAGGTCTTCCTATGGCTGTAACTGCTGAGTCGTAGTATGGAGAGAAGTCATTAGCTTCTGTTATCATGTGTTCTGTGTCATCAACAATTGACCCTCCAGTATATGTTACTATACCTAATGCGGGGGTTAGTCTACTCCAAGTGTCTCCTGCGTCTGTTATGTCTATAATAGCCCCTCTAACTGCGTTTTGTGTCTGCGTGTTCCCCGTATGGTATCCCCCTGTAATATTATAGTGATGCCCTATCTCACTATATACAACAGGCTTGGTATTTGATGTAGGTCTAACTACTTCTGCTAAAATTATCCCTGCCTCATCCTTAGCAATACTAGGTGTAAGTGTAGACAGGTCAAAGTTAAACAATACGAAGTTGGTGTTTACTTCGTTTATCTTTATTAAGGGGGCTGAGTTAAAATATGTAAATACACCTGCTGTTGGGGACGCAGGAGGAGGGTCAGTTGTTGCATCCGTTTGGACATATTTTGCAATAGGTCTTATTAAATCTCCGTCAACATAGTTATACTGCTGTGCTTTTGAGCCAAATTCTTTTATATTAAAATCATTTACTGAAAAAATGCTAACTGCATATAGGTCGTTATTAAGAAAAGAAGGGGATATTGTTATAGCACCTGTCCAAGAAGATGTATTATGTGAAATAGTCTCGTCTGTGAATGTGCCACTAGCTACCCCTATCAATAAACTTCCTGCTGTTGAATTGGATACATCTCCGTATCCTACAATAAGCCCAACAGCAGATGCGCCATCAACTTGTTGTCCAATTAGGGGTAATGTACCTGTTCCTGCCGTGTATGAAACATTTATAACATAGTATGCGCCACAAAATATTTGTAGTAACTCAGGTGCATTTTTAGCATATAATATATCGTAGCTGTCTGCGTCTGTTGGGGGGGTGTTTTCTATTATTACTCTAGCTGAAACTGAGCCGTCATTAGTAGTTGAATCAAATCCCTCAGAATAAAAACTATCTAACGGTATGGCAGAGCTTCTACGTCCATTCTTGTTGTATTGAAGTGCGAAGAAGTGTTCTCTGTATCTCTTAAAGTTGGGTTCTGATACTGTTGTATTATCTATGCCTATGAGACCTATTCCTACTGATGTTATTCCTGTTGTTGGTGTGTATGGGGATACTTGCTGGTTTACCCCATATATAAGCCTTACGACACTCCCTACAGCGTAGGCTACTATTCCTCCAAACCCTAAATATCTTGTATCAACGCTATTTATTTGGTCTGCTATAAACTGAGCAAAGCTAGATTGTGTTTCCCCCTTTCTTGCTCTTGCTGTTATACTTACTACTTGCGATGCTGGTGTTACGGGAATACTCCCCGTAACAAGTAGGTTTAAATTTATGCCGAACGTATACCCATACTGTAACCCGCTATTAACGGTCAGTGTTTTAAAATGAGGTGATGTATTAATTAAAATATCAAAATTAGGGTTGTAGTATGACCCCGCAGTTAATATAGATGTACCATTAAAAGTAATTGTAGATGATGAACCTGATGATCTTGTATTATAAATAGGTAGTGTTTGTCCTGCTACTTCTACATCTGCATCAAATCCCTCAGTGATGTTTAAAAAAGCTAGTACGTTACTTGGGAGAAATACTACTTCTTTTGCTCTTGGGGGGATAAAAGAAAAAGGCATAGCCATCTCTGTCTGGTCTACCGCTTCTAGTGGTTCATCCCCTGTATAAACAATAGCTACCCTGTCGGTCTGATTTAGGTCTATCTCATCATAGGTAAGCTCTCTGAACTTATACCATATACCCATTGTATTATCGTCTGCCCCTGACTGAACAAGCAGTTCTACCTTTTCTACTTGGTCACTGTCAGGTAACTCAACAGGTATTGTAATTGCGTTATCATAGTAAAATGAATCCGAAAAAGTTTGTGCCTCTTGTTTTAATTCCTCGTACTGAGGGTGTGTTAGTTTTGATATTCTTGATGGGTGTGTTCTAAACCCTCCCTTATACACATATCTTGTTCTAAACTTGTATAGCTTACCTACTAAGTTATTCTTTTTTATAGATGATGAACTAAAGAAATTTGGCTCTAATGGTGTGGGGTTTGGTATCTTGTAAAGCTCTACTAATGCTCTGTTAGCTGTTGTGATTGTTGTTGCGGGTAGGTTCTCTAAATCAATACAGCCTATCTCTTGGTCTTCCTGAGTCCAAACTAAATATCTGTCAAGTACAAGAACAATACCTGTGATAAGTTCGTTGAACATGAAACCTAGTCCTACTCCCTCTGCCAACTGAGTAAATGCTCCGTCTGATAAATTATACCCGTAGCTTACTACTTCATGGTCTCCATTACCATTCCAAATAAAGTAATATACTGTCTCTAGTCCCTTATCATCATACGCTCCTATGCAGATGTTATCTCCTGCATTTAGTGTGTAAGATTTAGAGGTGTTTCCCTTTAGGTTTGTGACTACAAAGTTATTGCCATTAACCATATAAGATACGTTCCTAGCGTTTGTATAGAAACCATTTTGGACATAGCGGGGGTCTGTGTCTTTATCCATTCCACCTTTTCTAGCTCCACCACCGCTATTTACAAATATTCTTTTATCTACAGGCATCTAAAGGCTTAAAATTTAGGCGTTTGCGAAAAATTACGTCTTATAATATCTAATAGTTCTGTTTGGCTCATTCCCCCGAAGCGTACTCTAGCCCAGTTCTTAGCGTTCACATAACTCTTTTCTAGTTGATGTGCTGCTTGAGTACCTACAAACCATCGCTGAGACTTCCACATAGCGTATCGCATTAGTGGCTCTCTTAAAAACTCATGTACATGAAACTTACCATTTACCTGCTCGGGTCTTGCTATGTAGTCCAATACTACAACAGAGGAAGTAAGATTGCTTGACAGCTCTATTCTGTTCTCTGCTCTGTTCATTCTAAACTCTCCTGCTGTACTTCTCCCACCTACTCCATAGTACGCTCCTATAATCTCTCCGTTTTGGTAGTGATTAACTGATGAAGAACTTGCTGTTCCTATTCCGTAGGCTAGGTTATTTTGTTGGGGAGATGAAATGTTACCGCAATTATCAAGCCCCTTAAAGATGTTTTGGTTACGCCCAAGAAAGACTAACCCTCCCCCTGCTGTAACTACTCCTATCTTTACTTCCTTTACAAAGTCGTCAGGTAGTTGTACCGTTCCCATAGAGTCAGGCTCAATCTCCTTACGCTTCATATATCCATTGACATCGTAGTGTAAGTCCTCTAAACCTCTTACCATAAGCGTTAATAAATGCTCATAGTCATGTTGGGTATTAGAACCTAGTTCTGCTTGTAAATCTTCTATTACGCTGTCTAATGTTATCATTGAGAGATGTTGTCATTTTGTAAGTCCTGTGGTATGCCCTTTTGGAGTTGGTAGAGTTCAACAGCCATCTTCATAATATCTGTAATGGCTGAGTCATCTATTGGGAAGTAATCATCTTCGTCAAGGTCTGAGTGATTAGGTATAAGATACATCAACAGCTTACAATCAGTGTTCATCTCTTGAAGGTAAACTAATCTATCTTCTACCAATACATATCCTGTCTTACCTTCTAGTCTTTGGGACATATTGTTTCTTCTACTTGAAAGAAATCCTATTGATGTGGGAATAAATGCTTCTTCGGGCTTCCCTGCGTAATGAACTAGATACACTCCCTGATCTTTAGGAAGTGATATAACGCTCACAGGAAGGTCTGAGAAGTATCGTAAGCGATCTTCGTCCCACTTTACTTCTCCTTCATACTCAGCTACCCAATTACCGCTTACAGTCCTTGTAAATGCTTTGTTTTGAAGTATGTTTATTTTGACGTAACTTGCTGTGGCTTGCCCTACTGCCGCCATAGCTGTTTGAATGTCAAACTTAGCATCCGTTGTGGCTGACGGGTAGAGTAATTCTTGGAGTTGGTTTCCGTAATATCTCTTTGTCCTTGTAGCCATTTTTATTCTTGTGTTTTAAGTGCTTGTCCTGCTTGTACTAAGTCGGATTGTCTTACTGTTACTCCTAGTAGCTCTGCTATCTGCCAAATCAATTCATCTTTAAACTGATAAGGAAGGTCAAAGTCCGTACTGTTTCCTGCTGTTACTCCTGCGTTGGGGTTTGTAAGGCTTCCTCCTGTTGCTGCGTAAACCTCTTCGTTGTTTACTATTGTCCTGTTCCAAAAAGGTATTAACGGCTCTCGTAAGTAAATTAGGTCAACTACTCCTGTTGTCTTAGGGTAAACTTGTAAAAAGTTTTCATACTCTGCTACTATTGGGAATCTTGTTGTGGGGGATTTGAATTTATTTCCTAATCTCTCTCCTAACTCATTGTCACTTACAAAGTCAATAGCGTTTACCGATGGTTCACTCTGTCCCCTCTTGTTTAGATTAAACACCGTCTTAGACATTGTAATGTAATACATATAGTCTGATGGCTTAGTGAGTTGCCCTGTGTTGGGGTCTACGTTAAATGATGTCTTCTTTTTAAGTGGCGACAGTGCATCAGATGAAATTAACCCCGCCTCGAACTTCTTGCGCTGATTAGTGATAATCATGTCCTGAGCTAAGGGGGCATACTTGTTGAACTTATCCGCGTTTAGATATATTGTCTTTTGGTCTTTAGCGCATATTAGTTCAACCCTTTCTTTTACTTCGTTTGTGCTAATTGCCATATATTAAGGTACTTGTAGTGCTGGTATTGCAACTGTTCTAACAGCACCTCCTAAGTTAACATTCACCCTTATGTAAAATACGGGGTTACCTGCTACGGGGGCATTAGTAAAAGTTGCTGTGTTTCCCCCTGCTATTATTTTGGGGTCTTTTATATTTAGAAATATATTTTGCTTTGAGTCTATGTCTAATGGGTATTTAGGCTTTCCAATCTTTATACCAACAAACCCACTATCTAATCCTATTGACATATTTGTGTCAGCACCGTTTAGAAAAAGATTTTGTTTGGGGTCTAGTAAAAGTCTTGTGGACATTGAATCTACCTTAAGGGCTATACCGCCTCCTGTCCCTCCTGTCTTAAACTCTATGGATTGATTTACTAAGTCACCTCCAACAGAGAAGTCTAAAGATTGAGATGTAAGTGTTGTCATAGTGTCTGCTTGTCGGACAAGTATTTTTGTATTATCTACCGCTGATCTGAAGCTTAAAGATGATGTAGCTGTGTCTAGTGTGAATTGTGGTGGGGAGTAAACAGAGTCTTCTGCCCCAAATACTGCTAACCTACCTGCTACTCCACTTCCCTTTAGAGCCCCTTCTCCTCCACTAGATGCTATAATTTTATAATATCCACTTGCTGCGCTTCCTGTTGTGTCTAATGAAAGTTTTGTAGCGTTACCTACCACGCTAATAGCGGTGGTTTTTACGAACAATGTGTCAGACATCCTCAAGTTTCCGTTGAACTCATAATACCCGTTCATTGGTTTATACCCTATTTGTGCAACACCTGTCGCGCAAATCAAAGTAAAAATTAATGTATATAGTAAATTTTTCATTATTTTATTTTAGTATTAATATCTTACCTATTACTCCTGCGGGTTGCCCTACAGAAAAAGTTATTGTTCCTGTTGAGCTTACAAATGATGCTGTATCTTGTACGTTATCTAACCAAAGGATAAAGTCGTTCTGAGAGCTTGTGTAAACCTTATTAATTAAATCGTTTGATTGATATGTAGATTGACCGCTTGTGGTGGTAAAGTTTAAAATTCTACCTACACTTACACTGCTGCCTGTTATTGGTACAATTAGTGTTGGGTTTCCATCTGAACAAGAGCAATCTCCTTTACAGTCTGCAAGGTTCTTAATATCTTGTACCCAAGCATTAACGTCACTTGTCTTACTACAACTAAACGCTGCTGAGATAAATGTTAAATACGAGCCTATTAGGGCTTGCTTCTGTAACATTCTTTGTTTAGCGTCTCCTGTTGCTAGTTGTATTCTATCATAGAACTCACTAATGCAACAGAACACATCACAAATAGAAGTGTCGCTCTCTACGTTGATATAAGCGTCTGCTGTTACTGCATCGTTTAGAGAGTAAGAAAAGAAAGTGGCAGTCCAATCATTTGTCGTGCCACTAACTGTTCTTGCTGAATAATCCCAAGTGTTTATAGCTGATAGGGTCGCTTGTTGTTGCCCTGTATAAAAGCGTTGGGTTGTTAATTCAGTACTTGATGTAGTGCTTGCTGCTTCTCCTGTACTACTAGGGTAGTAAAGAGTTAATGTCCTAGCTGTTGTTGGGGTTATATTATTTACAACATAAGATGTTACATCTGTCACCGTGATTAGTGGTGAAGTGGGTGTAAGGTCTAATGATGTATCTAATTGCCCCGTAGGAAGAGTAAAACTATTGTCAATTGTAATAACGTTGGTAATGGCAGAGGCGAATCCTTCTACTACACTATAGGTAACTTTAATCTCCCCCTGTGCAAAAGCAGTGCTGCCTGTTATGGTAGGTAACTGAATTGGAATAGTGGTTGTCCTAGCTCTTGTTAAATCTTCATTAGCCTGACCTGCGCTAGACCCGTCAATATCAGGGGCTGTTGAAATGTTAGCTAAATTGTCATAATAAGTTACCCCGTCTACCTCTATTTTGATAGCAGCCTTTACGTCAGCGAGTGTTACCCCATTGCCTGTGTAGTCTGTGGTGTCTGTAAACGTATAGGAAGGGACTGATGCGTCCCTATCCTCTACGATTGCTAGTTTTAATATACCTTGTGATAATGCCATTTTGTTATTTACTGTTGACTTGTGTTACCCATTTTTCATATATGGCTTGGAAAACATCTGAGTTCTCTTCAAGTAACAAGTAACCTTTAGCTCCTGCATATCCCCTCTTACCGCTATTGTCAATTAGGTGGATGTCATTGAACTTAATGTCTGCTCCTGATACTTGGTCGAAAATCTTAAAATCATTTTCCTTGTCCTTGTGCCAATTAATAAACGCATCTGCAAGTTGCTCCTTACTTCCATTGTCCATAAGGTCTTGTAAATCATTTACGTCTTTTGCTTCCCTTCCTGAGTTAATCTCTCCTCGTCCTATCTTTCTACGAATAGCAGAGTAAGTTTCGGGGGATTTCTCTTGAAGGTATCTTGCAGCAAAGGTTAACTTGTCTGAACCTTGTTCGGCTTTACAGATAACATCTCCTGTCTTAGCGTCTGCTAAAACATCGTTATACTGTCCTGTCCAAGCAAGAACATTCATGTCTGTTGCTGTAAGAATATCATATTTTTGATGTAAGTAGTTATCTTCAATAGTAGACTCAAATAAATTTGAATCTCTTTTAGATAGTCTAATTAAATACCATCGTATTTCTTTTGGTGAAAGTTGTAAAAGCTCGTTTTGATGTTTTACTTCTCCTGATACTCTAACTGTTGCTAAAGCCTTGTCAAAGTCCATCTCTCTTGCTTGCTTCTCTAACTTAAACTCTTTTTCTGTGTTTGCAATGTAGTTCTCTGCTGACTCTTCTGCATTAAACTCAAAGAAGGTCTTGTTGTTGTAGTTGTACTTCTGTGAGTTCTTCTTGTTGAATCTACATTTTCTAAGAAAATCTAGTTGGGTTTCATCGTGTGCATCTACTCGAAGTCTACCGTCAATAAAATAAATAGGTGTACACTTAATGTTACCTAGTTTGTATTGCTGTAAATCCCATTTTTCGTACTGCTCGTCTACCCAAATTGATGCTTCTGACGCTGAATAACGAATCATTACCTCTCTTCCCTTTGTTGGGGAGTTAAGGCGGTCATCCACTACCATGCAAAAGGAAGGAAATCTTAATCCTGCATTATAAGGTACTGTTACCATTCTTTCGTCATCAATTACTTTTTTGAGTGTTCCTCTTTCGTTTGCTTTACTTAGAAAAAACTCTACTGTGTCTTGTTTTATTACTGTCTCCATTTTAACTTTAATTTAATCTATTTTAATGTTTTTTAAGAATGGGCGGGGGTTTATTGTTCCCCGCCCTATTCCTATTGTTTACTTACTATGAACCAACAAAGATTCCGAATCTGTTTGGAGCAAACGCTTCAAATCCAACTCTCTTTCTCATGTTGATAACCTCAGTGTCAGTACGGTCAGTAGCAGCTCGTCCTGCACCTCCTGTAATCCACTCTTTGTAACCCATATCCTCACCGTCAACGTTTCCGTAACGAAGAACACAAGCAGGTGTGCTGATTTTCTCACCTCCAAGATCAAATGCTGTAACATCTGTCATTGGAATAACAAGACCCATGTTCTTGTACTGAGAGTTAGCAGAACCAAAGTTCTTCTTGTTAGAGAAAGCGCGAAGTGTCTTAAAGTAGTAATGTACACCACCATAAGTTACAGCGTTGAAACCGAAGTCAGCCATCTTGTCGTAGCTTACTCCACCTGCTTTCAAACCTTCTGATGTTCTAAGGATGTTGTCAACCTCAATCTGTAAAGGTTGAGAAGTAACCATCATGTTCTCAGCAGCACCAAGGTTAGTGCCAATAGCCAAACTCATGTTCTCCAAATCTTGAAGTGACCATGAACCTGCTGTATAGCCTTCCTCATTTCCGTAGTTACGGATGAAAGGAATCAAACCTTCTGTAGTGTTTGTACCTGAGTAAGTAGCACTTGTAGAAGTGATTTTCTTACCTGTGAAGATGATTGCGTCACAAGTATCCTCAAAGCGGAAACGAGTGTTCAAGATACCTCTGTAGTAGTACTTAGCACTTCCGTCAGACTCTACTAAGGCTTCTTGTAACATTGCTGTTCCTGTAGACTTGTAACCTTCTGCGATAGTGTGAAGTTTGTTTTCGTACTTGATGTCACGAATCTCACGATTCTCAGGAGTTGATCCACCTTCTGCTTCTGCACGACCAATAGTGAAGATTTCTTCTGTTGCTAAACCTGCTGGAATAACATCGCCTGTTTGCATTGTCTCTACATCAAAAGTAGAAGTAGCTCCTTCTGATACTGCTGTTACAATTACATGAATAGCACTAGAACCTAATTCTAATACATCTCCAACTCTTGGTGTAGCTGCGTAGCTAGTAGTAGAACTTGTGTAGATAGTTTGACCCGCTGGAGGGTAGCTGTAGTTGTAGTTAGAGTCTACAGTGAAAGTTGCAGTTGCAGCAAGGGACGTATAAGATGCTGTTACGCGAATAATCTCATCTCTGTAATCCTCCTCGAAGTGAGAATATACGTTACCTGTTGCTACTTGCTTAGTCATTCCCATTTGAGAGAATAACTCTTGTAGACCTAATTGATTACGACCAAAACGCTTAGTTACTTCTGATCTTACATCTTCTGCTGCGTTCTCGTAAATTGCTAAAAGTTCACTTGACGTTAACGCATTTGCGTTTAATTGTGGAAGTGAATATGAACTTGGTGTTGCCATGTTTTATTTTTTATTATTACCAAGCCTGAGATAAATCTATTTTTCCATCCTTGTACGCTTGGGTCAGCTTATCTATTTTATTGCCTCCCGTAACGTCCCTTTCTCGGCTAGAAGATTTATTCGGACTCATTGTGTTGTTTTTAAAATCCTGTTTAATTACCTTGCCTCGTCCCTGACCGTTTCCGTGACCTAATGCAATTTTCATTAGTTCTTTCACTCTACGACCAGCTATTAGGTCTTGAATCAGTCCCTCCTTATCGGCAGAGCCATCTTCTTTTACATAGTTGTTTGAGAAGTAGTTTGGAAGGTCTGACACTGCCTTTTGCAACATCTCTTTATCTTCCGCACTTGGTTCGTATTCAACTACATTGCCACCTCCTAGATCAAAACTTAAGGTCTTAAGTTCACTCACTACTTCGTTGGCTAATTGCGTTCTTGCATTAACAATTTCTTTTTGTTGGGCTTCAAACGCTTGTTTCTGTTGACTAACATACTCCTCAATAACCGAATCTTTTGAGGTTGGTACATTTCCACCAGCAGGAACTTCCAATTTAATCTGAGATTGTTTCTCCTTTAATTCGGAGAGATATTTCTTACCCTCAGACTTCATCTTAATGAACTCCCTGTTTAACAATTTTACAGTGTCCTCATCGTCCTCATCAACGTCTTCATCGCTGAACTGAATAGGATATTTCTCCTCTAAAAGTGTTATAGCTTCATTTTCTGAATAACCTTGTCCTTTAAGACCGTCAATCAAAAGAGTGGCTACTGTATCTACATCATTAACATCTACGCTGTCTAAATCTCGCGTTGCTAATTCTATATTTTCTTTATTCTCTTTATAGTAACTTAAAAAATTAAAAGGCTCTACTTGTTCCTTTACCTCCTCAGCTTCTTTAATTTCTTCTTGTGCGAGAGTCTCTACCTTTTCCGCTTCTTCTGTTTGTGATTGCTCAACAGCAACTCCTTCCTCAGTAGACTGCTCTTCATTTGTTGTTACTTCCTCTTTTTGCCCTCCACCTTCAGCTTGTCGTTGTTTTGCGGCTGCTAATTCTGCGAACATTTTTTCTTCTTCATCCATGATAATTCTCTATTTGATTATAATTTCTTAACGTTATGTTAATATTAATTTTATATTTGCAAAGTTACAAAGAATATATTTTATATATTTGGCTTGGTACTTACGTTAACTGACGGTAAGCGAACTCCACTAGCTTTTGGCATCCCAAGTTTCTCGTAATTTTCTTTTGATTTTCCTCCACCTTCTTCTCTTCCTGCCCCATCCATAGCCGTTTCTATCTGCTCTATCTTAAGGTCACCCTCTACAAGAATCTCGTTTATTTTCTCTTTGTGGTCTTGTGCTGATTGCTGTCCCTCTAACATATACTTAGCTTTCATCTTACGCATTTCAAGGTTAAAGAGGAACATCTCTTTTTCCTTTTGCATTTGAAGCTGTACTTGTGCTAATTGTTGTTGGGCTTGTGCTTGAGCGATTGGTGCTTGTTGAGCCATAGCCGCTTTTTCCTCTGCGTACTTATCTTCCCAAAGTTGCATATACCTAGCAGCAGATTTAATATCTTCTTTTGCAAGGTCTCTTAACACATATATGTCTGATACTTTAATTACTCCCGCAGCAATAGCACTTTGAAGTGTGGATTCAAAGAATGCTTGCTCTACTATATCAGGTGCTACTTCTATGAACTGACCAAACTGCATAGCCGAAAGATCGTTTGCAAACTTTAGTGTTTCAGTTGAGCCTTTTCCAATAGCCATTTCGTAGTCATCTAACTTTCCTCCATATTCAATAGAGTCTTGTACCATAAGTACAATCTGAGAACAAGCTCTTGAAACTACATTTCTGTATGAGTCATCTAAAACTCTTGTAGTGTCGTTTCTGTTTTGTGCTGCTATCTTCTCGTTTCCTACTAAAGCCTTTACGTCAGGTGCGCCTACTGTTGAGATAGGTATTCCCGATACTAAACTCATGTCTTGTATAATAGATGCTGCTCTGTTCTCTAGTTGCATCAATAGACTTAGGTCGGGTGGTGGAAGGTCTCTAATTGGAATGTGATTTCCTGTGGGGGAGATTGGTTCTCCATCTTCTCTTACTGATGAATAGTAGTAAGTTCCCGTTGCCTTATAAATGTCGTGTAATACTCTTGGGGTTATTTGCTCCTCCCCAAGTGCGTTTGAAACTGCTGCTGCGGCTGCTACGTCTACTGCTACTCCTTGTGGAGTCATGTTTGCAATAGCTCTTTGTGCTTGTAGTCTTGTAATGCAAAGTTGATCTACCAATGGAATAAGTCTCTCCATAATAGATGTGTTCTGCATATCGTACATATCTGCACTGAAAGCAACCCAACTGAAAGATGTGTCTGTTGATTGTTGAAAACCTTTTAGTTTTTCTCTTTGTTGGTTTTCTTTTATCCCGTAGTCGTAAATAAGGTCTGTACCGATGATTAACTTTGCCTTGTAGATGTTGTTAATCTTCTTTTCTACAACCTCGTTCTTCTTGTCCTTTATCTTCTTAGGGCTTCCGTTTTTATCTTTTAGGTCTACCCTACGATAAAATACTCCCCCACCTTTCTCTTTTACTTCTTCGTACTGATACTTGTCTTGTGACCTGTACTCAGCGTTAAGTACCTTTATCTTAAATCTTCCGTAAGGTCGGTAAGAGTTTGTTGTAAGTGTGTTGTAATATTGTAAGTCCCAACCTGTATCCCATCCACTGTTTCCATAGCGGGTGGCGGCTGATTGTGCTATCTTAGCTAGTTCCTTTTCTGTGAAATTTGAGTTCTCTGCAATCTCGTCAAGGGTGATGTACTCATACTCCCCCATCCACTTACAGTTTCTAAAATCATCGTAGTCTGTGTAATCTGATATAAAGTTTACAAGGTCTGCAACCCTCATCTTTATATCGTACTCGTTATCAAATGCTAGATGTAGTATAAGTCTGTTACATACCGCAGCATCTCTAATTACCTTTCTTCTTATTTCGGGGAAGCGGTTACTCTCCATTACGAAGTCTAATGCTTTTTGCATTGCTTCTGAGTAACTATCTTTAAAGTTTAGTTTAAGGTGAAGTTCTATTTCTCTGTCACCTTTTAGTTGGGAGGCTTCCTCTTTGTTTACCTTAGAGGATATATCTACTCCTAACTTATTTAACTCAGCTTCTTTTTGTATAAGAAGTGCTTGAGCCTTTAGTCTTCTGTATTCTTTATCGTATTCTGTACTTGCTAATGGAGATATGCTTTTTATTTTTAGCTTTAACCCTTGGTTCTCTAATCTCCCAACCAATGAATCAATTATTGCGGGGGCAGGGGTAGAAACATTCCAATTAAGGTTTAGCTGTGATGTGTTTCCATCAAGTGAGAGTTGTGGTTTGTACTTATCTATATCCTGCTTTCCCGCAGCATACTTTCTAAGGTTTACAAACTTTCTTCTATTGTCGTCATAGTTTCCAACAATATCTCTTGAAGACTCAAAATATACTGCTTTAATCCATTCAGAGTTCCACTGAAGACCCTTTTTGTCGGATTGACTAACGTTGTCAGATGGGTAAGGTGGGAAGTTGGACTTCTTTTTCTGCATTATTTATTGTCAGATTTTCTCTGCAAAGTTACAAAGAAAAAATAACATTAATTTAATACATAATTAATCTTCAAAAAGACCGATTGATTCTTATGATACGAGAAAAGTTTATATTAGTTTAGAAGTTCTCCCTGTATTGTCATACCTACGAACTAAATCATCTAGACCTATCTTCTTAGACTTATAAAGAACTCTTGGTATGGCGTGTAATGCTAACATATCTGCTACAGCCTCATCGTAAGGTGTCCAATTATCTGCCTCAAATCCCCTCCACTCTTTTAGGCCTTCGTTAAAATCACAGATACCAAACTCTAATTTTTCTTTGTCTATCATACCTACACTCTGTTCTATATAGGTACGAAGTTTATTTATCATTGTCTGTCTTGTGTCTTCGGGGCGGGTGTTGACTCCCTCCTTTCTGTCTTTTGGTCTAAGTGGGTCAGGGAGTATAATTCCTTTATATCCCCAATTTTTCCATTGACGAATCATACCCCTACCTGCGTTGTTCTCTATAAGAGCCATAGAGGAATAGAACACACACTGCTTTAATAGATCGTCAAACATCTGCTCTGCTGTCTTAGGTCTGTAAACATACCTACACACCTTAGTTGGTCTAGAAAAGAACTGCCCTACGTTGCACCAAGTCGTCCCCGCTGCGTCTGAACCTTTTTCTACTGTGCTATCTGCTTCGTAGGGGTCAATACCAGTGTAACACTCTTTGTGTATTGGTACAAGTCCGTCAAAATCTCTTTTAAAACAGTTTCTATAATCTTCGGGGGGCATCCAAGATACTTCCCATCTTCCTTCGGGGTGTGGGTAAAACTCAACGTGGTTCTTTTCTGAGCCTATCCATTCAAAGTTCCCTCTTCGTGGTTTGGTGTCTGAGTCTAGGTTGTACTTTATTTGGTCGTTGAGGTTCTGTAAGTTAAAGGGGCTTACACCTCTTTCCACTGCAAAGGCTTCACTAATCTCTAAGGGGTATTTACGAATGAACTGTATAAGATCGTTTCCCGAAAGAAGCTCTCTTTGTTTAAGTATTACTGTTCTTGCCGCTTCTCTGTTCGAGTAGCCCCATTCATCTATTGTGGATTGAAGTAGTGACTCATCTATCTTTGCACCTTTTATATCCTTGGGGTCAAACCTATATCCCCAATCTGCCCCTTGAAAATAGCCCCACAGACCTGAGCCTGTTTGACCAAGTGAGTTTCTTTTTGTTACGTCACTCCTTTCAAACATTCTTTGAAAAGGGATAAGTGTTTTTCCTCCGATGTTCTCCGCAGTAGATGTCATAATCATCTTACCCCAAGCGGTAGCACCATCAGCCATTGTCTCTCTGTTTACGTTGTAGAGTTCGTTAATGTCACATCCCTCAATCTTAGATGCCTCATCCACAAACATTCTAAACATACCCTCTGAGTCATAGGCGTGTTCTGTTGTGCTGCGGTGGTCTATCCAAGAGTTAAGTACATCCTTTTCGGTGTACGTCTGCGTCTTTGAACTTCTCTTAGCACTTTGCTCAAACCTTAATACGTTTGACGGATTACTGTCTCCTGAGTGTTCGGGGTAAATGAATGGGTGCTTTGGTAATTCTCTCCACATTCTCACTAATCTTTTGAAAAGTGACTTAGCGATTGTAGAGGTTTGTGCTTGCATACCCACACACGCTTCGGGGGTGAGTGTAACAGCGTTAAGCATGATTGACAGTGCCTTTGACGATTTTCCTGATCTTCTTCCTGATATAAACATCATTCCAAAACAGAAGTCATGTAACTCTGCTTGTCTCCAAAAAAGGTAGAAGTTTCTGTCCGAGTCAACAAAGTTTGGAAGTGCTTTTACTTTCTTCTTTATTCCCCTTTTATCCTCAGTAAGTACGTCAATCTTTATAAAGTTTAGGTAGTACCAATGGTCTCCTGTTATGTACTCTAATACATCTCCGTTGTAAAACCAATACCCCTCTGTTCTATATTTGTATAGCTCATACAGAAACTCATCACTTTCCTTTTCGTCAAGGTGCTTAAATCCTATACAGCTATCTTCGTCATACATTAACTCAGGGAACTTAATAGGTCTGAACTTCCTCTCTTTTTTTGGGAGTCCGTAGTTAGCTATTTTTGTAGCTTTTGGTGGGGCAGGGATGCAGTCTATATCTAAGCCGTTTATTACCGACTCAGGTGTAAAGGAGTCATACATCTCCTGACACTGCTCTCTATCTCTGTAACTCCTAGTCTTCACGATGTATAAAGTTCATAATACTGCCAACAGCAGCTTTCTCCTTTAGTGATGTTTTATCATCTAGGTTAAGTCCGTTAGTCTTTAAGTCTTGTATTCTCTTTACAATTTCGGGGAGGTCTTTTAAAAACATCTTACCCCTATCAAAAGTCTTGTCTTTAGCGTCCTCTAAGTTCTCAACTAAGTTATTACCCTCTAAATAGGTTATAATATCCTCAGCTTGCTTCTCAAGTGCTTTGATAGCTCTGTTTGATATATTGTCTGCTAACAGATACTCTATAATATCTATGTAGTCCTTCTCCTTTTTTCCTTTTAGCTTTTCTCGTAACATCCTAATATGTATTGAAATCTTACTGCGGCTAAATTATCAAATGGTAATTTGTTGTTGGTGGATTTAAGAAACACAACTTCTCCCTCAAGTCCGTACTTGTTTGGTCTAGCCACTCTTGCCCGACCTCTTTGGGTTACTTCTCTTTTAGTTCTATATATTCCATTTACTGCGCTATATTCCTCTCCTTCGTCTAAGACCTCAAGGATGACAAAATTATCCATTGACACCCCTTTAGATTCGTTATAGACGATAAAGTTAGGTCTAAGAAATACTTTATCTATGTAGTCAAACTGATAAGGGCTGTTTGTATATGTCCATACTACTTCTCCGTCTACTATAAACTTGTGTGTTTCGTACTCCTCCTTTTGAGATAAGTCTGTTATGATTAGGGAGTCTGTTTTCTTTTTTGCGGGGATTTTATCTGCGGGTATCATTACCCCACTTAACCACTCGTCACCTCTTTGTATAGCTATAATTGAGCTTTCGGGGAGATCTATGTAGTTCTTGCCGTCCTTCTTGTAAATACGTTTAGCCTCAAAGTGCATAAAGTAGGCTAAGTCACCTTCCCTAAACTTTGCAGCTATTGGGGTTTTAAGAATTTTTCCGTGCTTGGGGACTAGGTCGTGCTGTTCTCCTATTCTATCAAGGTATAAGCCTCCGTCTGTTTTATAAAAGGAGTCTACGTCCACCTCTATGTGGTAATGCTTTACTGGAATCATTTACTCTAATTAACTTAATTATGGCAAAGATACAAATAATAAAAAACCCCATCTTTTTACGGATGGGGCTAAACCTATAAACTATGAAAACTAATATTAAAGTGCGTTAAGTGCTGCGTTGAATTGAGCCAATGAAAGTGAATTAATATTTATATTTATAATACTACCATCTCCCTTTTTGTACTTAATAAGGCAAGATGAGTCTGTCAAGCGATAAGCCTCTTTCACTCTATCCGCGTTAATCGTGTACCCTAACCCTGCTGGTGTGAATAGTCTGGCAGTAAGCGTTACTAGCCCGAACTCGTTAGTGTTTGATGTAATACTAGCTAAATCACCATTGGCTTTTACATAGCTTACAGTAGATGATCCGCCTCCTATTTGATCCTGCACTTTCCAAATAAGACCTTCGTAGACTGCTACTGTTGTGTCAGTTCCTCCTAATGTTATAAGTGAAACTATTTTTTGTGCGTAGCCACCGAATGCGCATAGAGTGACTAAAGCTGCTGAAAGAAAAATGTTTTTCATTTTTTTGTTTTGTGTTGTTGTGTTACTTTGAAATTTCGGTACAAAGGTACAAATATTTTTTAACTTATAACTTTACTTTTTTTCTGATTAAGGTCAGACCAAAAGTACTCTTCCCACTTTATAGCCTCTGTAATCATTTTATCTGTGGTGTCTACGTCCATCTTTCCTTGCCCTACTAAAGTGACCACGATGTTCGATGCGTACCTCTTTCCCTCTTGAATCTTAGCCATTGTGGCTAGTCTCTCTTGTAACTCTAATTCTTTATTTCCCATTACGTTTGATTTTGGTTTTTTATATTCCATGTTGTTTTGCGTATTGTTTTCTTTTTCTATCTCCTTCTTTGTTTGACTTTGTAACAAAGTAAAGGTCATCGTACATGAGGTAGATTAACTCTTCTCCCTCTTTGATTCCATACTCGTTAAGGATGTCTTTTTCTATGATCTCTGTTCCCCTGTCCTTATTGTAGAAAACCTCTTCTCCGACAGACATCAGCGTAGGTTGTGTTTCCCCTTCACTGTTTGACCATGCTTCGGCTATTTCTACAATGACTCCCCTATCGTTTCTTTCTACTTCATCATCGGGTACAATAATACCACCCTTTGTTATTTTTTCGGGGGAGTTAGGTTTAAGAACTAACCACCGATTTACACATTTAATTTTACTCATAATACCCTGCCATTTTTAACATTAATTCCATTTCTTTCTCATCTGAGTTAGGCTTCTTGTTTGTTACCTCTACCCCTGAGAAATCCCCTTCAAAGCTCTTAAACTCAAACGGTGTTCCGTCTTCATCTTCTGCAACGATAAGAAATGCTTTCTCTTTGAACTTAGCCTCGTGGTATTTATTTCTCCGTATCTCAATAATCCTGCATCCGTTTATTGTCTGCTCGATTTTATATCTTGAAACGTACCCCCCAACGTGGTCTACTCGTATTGCGTATATTGTTTCCATCTCTTTATTTAAACGTAAAGTTTCTTTTAATAAGATTGTTGTCAAAGACTAAATCCTTTTTCCACACTCTGTAACAGTCCTCAATAAAGTCTGAGATTGTTTTTGGTGCGGGGAGTACTGTGGATTCAAACTGATCTGCTTCATCTCTTATACAATATAGTACCGTATCTGTCTCTTCATCATGGATAGTTGAGAATAGCTCCCAATCATCTCCTACTACAACTTCGGGAAAAGCAAAGGTCTGTTCTACAGCCTCTATACTAAACTCTTGTCTGTAGGTGTTAATGATGTTACAGATAGTAACCTTCCAATCTTTTGCGGGGAAGACCTCATCCTCTAAAAAATCACTTAATGGCTTTGCTTGCATACTTTATTGATTATCTTTATATTGCAAATCTACAACTTATATCTTACCTACGCAAGGAATATTTTATGTAATTTTGTAATTAATATGGAAAAGCTAAAAATCACCTACCTTGACGAAGAGGGAAACGAGTCTTTTGAGGAATATACTGTTGACCCTGATGTGATTGATTATGTCTCTGATCTTGAGTTAGAGAGTGCTTATATGTTTGGTAACTGTATTGCCTTGCAGGAGGAGATAGAATCTCTTAAGTTGATTGTTGAGGGGTATAAAATCTTAGCCAGTGGTAAGACCCCAACAGAGAATTAAGCTATCTTTACTTCTTTGTAAAACTCAGGGTCAATCTCTCGTATCCATCTTTCTGTTCGGGCGTACTTCTTTTCAAAAGCTGTCTTGCTGTACTTAGGTTTATTTGCCACAAGGTATACCTGAGATTTTAATGCCCTATCTAAGTGCCACTTTCTTAGTTCTACTTCCCCTTCTTCACATTTATGGCATTTGAGCATTATTACTTCTATCATATTAAATTAGTTTTTAGGTGTTTTTTTGAATGAAGTATCCACAGGTTCTCCGTAACTAAGTAGGATGTATAAAGTGTAGCGTATTCGCTGTCATCTATTATCTCTTTTACAGAGCTGTACTTCTCTTCTTTAATTAGTTCTATTATTTTAGGGTTTATAGTTTCTTCGGGGAAGTCCTCTGTTAGGTGTAGTCTTACTTCCTCTTCTAGCTCATCTACTGTTGCTGTTGGGGATATGTAGAAGTAAAAGTTGTCTTCTTCTCTTACCCTAAGTACAACACCCGCATTTAAACATTCAATTAAATACTCAGAAGAGAAAGTCTCTGACTTATCAAAATACTTATCTCCAAATTGAATGTGATCTAATAGGTGATAACTGTACCCCCTAGAAGTAAAACTCTTTTTAATCATAGCTTCTCTCCATTTCTAATTTTATAAAAAAACTTTGCTGTTTTTTTTTCTATAGCCCTAAGCCTAAAATCAGCGATGTATTTAAATAAAAATTTAATTTTTTGTTTCATACAGCAAATATAGTAAATATCTGTTACAAATAACAAACAGTGTAATTTATTTTGTTTTTGTTGTGAATTAGTTGAGTAACTACTAAGTAAGTTACAGTAGATAAGTGACTGTTGTTAATAACTCACTCCTCAAAATGGGTTGTGATGTAGGAAACTTAGATGCCTAAAAGAAATCCCCCCTACCCCCCTTTCGGGAGGTAGAGGTGAAATCAAATAACTTTACTCATTCTCAAAATTGGGAGTGAATGTGAGGTATCCTTTTTCAGCCCTGTACTGGAAAAAATCCTAATCCAAGCATACAGTAGTTTTATTAGTACAAGTAGAAGATAATAACTCCACTGACTTTTATTGCACAGTATTTGTACTTAAGAGGAAAAACATTTAAAATAACCCCTACTTACGCCAACGTTATCTGTTGCGATTAGGCTCCCTTATTCTAAGCGGGGGTATGGCACTTTTTCAAGCTGCTCCCATACGATGTATTTTATTAGACTGCAAGTTTTATATGAGCAATCTAAATGCAAAGATATAAATAAATTTTAATAAAAAACGCATTGTGTGATATTTTTTCTTATATTCGTATAAGAAATTGAATATCAATATGTTTAAACTAAGAGACTATCAAACAAACGCTGTTAATGACGCTTTAGGATTTATAAAAGATAAATCAGGTAGGGCTTCTTTGTTAGTACTCCCAACAGGCGCAGGAAAGTCTTTAGTTATTGCAAATATAGCTAAAGAAATAAACCAACCTGTTTTGGTTATACAGCCGTCAAAAGAGTTGCTGATACAGAATTATGAAAAGTATAAATCTTACGGATTAGAGGCGTCAATATATTCAGCGTCTATGGGTATAAAAGAGTTGGGTCATGTGACATTTGCTACACCGAGGTCAATAGCCAAACACCACCCTTTAATAAGAAAGAAAAATATTAAGTTGGTAATTGTAGATGAAGCGCATTATGGCAGTTCAGTGGGACAAACCTTAGACACTTTTTGTAAAAAGGCGGGGGTTGAAAAGATAATAGGATTAACAGCTACTCCTGTATTATTAGCTAATGGAATGTTTGGTTCTGAGTTAAGAATGTTAAATAGAACAAAGAAGTCAATTTATCAAAAGATACTTCACGTTACTCAAATAGAAGACTTGTGTAATGACGGATATTGGACTAAGCTAGAATACGAGCCGATAAAAACAGACACAAAACAACTTAAGTTGAACTCTAGTGGTAGTGAGTTCTTAGAGGAGTCTGTCAGAAAATACTACCAAGCTAACGAGATGAACGACAAAATAAAAGATTCTTGTGACCAACTGATAGAAGAGGGAAGAAACCACATACTTTGCTTTGTTTCATTAGTTGACGAGGCAAAAGAGTTACAGAGAAAGATGAAATCATATAGTACTGTAATATATGGAGATATGCCAAGTAAAGACAGAGAAAGGGCAATTAATAGCTTTAAAAGCGGTAAAATAAAAATTGCTATTAATGTAAATGTTTTAGGTACTGGGTTTGATTTTCCTAAGTTAGATGGATGTGTTCACGCAAGACCAACAAGCAGTATAGGAATATACTACCAACACTTAGGTAGATTGGTAAGGACACACCCCGATAAAAAAGACGCAAAAATTATTGACCTTTCAAGTAATTACTTTAGGTTTGGTAAATTAGAGGGTATAAGATTTGAACTGTCAACAGATGCTAATGGTTGGTGTATGAGATCGGGTAAAAAAATACTTACTGTTTTTAGTAGACCCGATGTTGAGGTTGAATACAAACCGAAATTAAGAAAAGAGGTACAGAACATAAACACTTATATAATACCTTTTGGTAAGTATAAGGATAAAAAGGTAACAGAAGTACCCTTAAATTATTTAAAGTGGATAGCGTCAGACGAGTTTAGTGGAGAGTACAGTAAAGCTGCGCAATTTAAAACCGCAGCAAAAATAAGGCTCGCATTAGAATCCCCCGCATAAACCACAAGAATTAAAACTGTATAAAGAAACCACTTAACATAAATTTAACATTGACTGTAACAGATTAATTATTACTATTGTACTATGAAACTAAAAAAGAAAGTAGAAGTAACCCACTACTGCCCCAAGTATAACAGCAAGACAAGAACACTTATTGACGCAAAGGATGAAGAAGGTCTGTTTAGCATTTGGAATAAGGGTACAGCAGTAAAAAGAACAGTGACTAATAGGGGGTGGTACTTAACTCTATCAATAAACAACAAATTCAAACTGATATGAAAGATAAAGAAACAGCAACATTTTTAATTAGGCTATTAGCTATATCAGTATTAGCTTTACTTCTTAGCTTTTTTGTTAATGCGGGGGAACAAAGCGGTTCGTACTGCGATGGATTTGACATGGGATACGCTGCGGGGTATTGTTATCAAGAGCCTAACTGCATAGCACCAATCCCCCCAATATGCCCAGTACCAACAGTAAATGAAGAGAATACTTACGAGGGAGGATACGCAAGAGGATTTAGTGAAGGATTAAATGACAATAATTAAAAGAAACTATGAAAAATTACTTTAAGTTTATATTTAGAAACCCACAGTCAGCATTTGTATTTGCAACATTGTTGGTGTTTTCTATATCAATACCCCTAACAGAGTACAGCAGAGAAGACTTTAGCTTTTTTACGCTATTCTTTACAGGAATGTTTGTGGCATTTATTATTGTAAGTTATGTAAATTATAAAAATAGATAGATATGAAAGACAACGTAAACCCCGATCACTACAAGATAAGAGGAAAAGAAGTGTGGGAAATGATGATAGATGTTTATGGCATGGCGCATTTTAAAGCCTTCTGCGAGCTTAACTCATTCAAGTACCGTATGAGAGCAGGTAAAAAGGGCGATAACGCCTTAGAAGACATTAAAAAAGCATTGTGGTACGAAAATAAAGTCAAAGAGATAGAAGAATTAGATTTTACTAATGTGACATACACTTAATAAATATGATGAGAAAATACATAAACAGAAACTACCCTGACTTCACAGCAGAACAGAGGGCAGATGGAAACTACAACCTAAAGAAAGAGGGAAGCTACGGTTACACTATTAGAATAGCTAAGGATATAGAGAATAATGAGGATTGGGTGGAAGAGTCTAATTGGTATTTAGAGGCACTTAAAGAATTTAACGAGAGTTGGAGAGAGGAATGCGAAAGAATTGAAAATGCTATTTGGGGTAGCGGTAATAAACCATCAGATAAGTATGAAGGGTTCTTCAAGACCGTCCTAGATAACGTGGATAGTGTAAAAGATGCACATACCACTGACTATATGTACGTTTCTACTGAAAAGTGCCTAAGATACCATGAAAATAGAGCTTGTCCCCCCGCAGAAAAGCCAAAAGAGAAGAAACCTGACGAAATCCTTTCAGTAAGAGTAGGTGGAAAGAAGTACAAACTAAAAGACCCCCACAAAAACAGCAAAATACACTCTTTTTTTACCAACGGGTCGGATATTTGGGTATCTTTGTTTTGTGGAGAACAATATAAACTGTAACTATGAGTCACATTAGAGTAAAAACAAGAGTAACCTTAGAGGGTATATATGGCTCTACAGAAGAAGTTACAATGTACGCTGACCACAACAATTCATCAGACTACACAACTATATATCTTTCATCATCCAATGGAAGAATAACTCAAGGGATAGATTCTTTTGGTGAGTGGGGAGATAGAGATGAGTGGACAGCACTACAAGACCTTATGCATCCATATAAAGAAGATGGGACGCTGTTAGATGAGGTAGAACATTACTGTGACTTGGAGTGGGATGAGGAAAATAAAACTTATTTTGAAAAGCCTTATAATGACTCTGTGTACGAAAACAACCCTGACATTAAGAGACCAACACCCCCGCAAAGAACAACAAAACTAAAACTGCCATGAAATGTAAACACTGTAACAAAGAACTAAACAATACCCTAATAGATATCCTACTCCACGAAGAAGACTGCATAGAGAGAGAGATAATCCCCTCTAATAACACATAAAGAGAGAAAAAGAAAAAATTTTTTTTTTGTTTGTGTGCAGATACTGAGTAGGTATTATACAGTATAAAAAAATTAGAACTTTTTAAAAAAAAACCAACACCTCAAAGCACCCCCTACCAAGCCAATCCGCCCCAATTAACCCGAGTAACAAAATGAGTCATAGGATCAAATGCCGAGTGCAGGTCTATAAATATAATTGAATCTCGCAAGTTAAGTTTACGTTAAGTTAATGTTACCGCAATGTTAAGATTTCAATTCTTAATTCTCTGTAATGCCTATGAACACTACAAAGTTTAAATTGATTGTAAAATATATTTGCATACTATAGAAACTCTATGTAGTTATGCAGTCAAATCAAAACAAAGGAAATATGAAAATCTTAGCAAAAAATTTAGAAATAGGAATGGAAATTTATTCAAGCCCAAATCATTGTTTTAAAATAGATTCTTTAGAATTTGGAATTTACAAAGCGTCTAATACTTTGAAAGTAATTGCTAGTGGTACTACAAGAAAATTTACAGATAGTAAATCTGTTTATTGGGTTAAATGTATAAATACAAAAAATCTAAAAGGAAATACAGAAATAGAAGTAAATACATTTCCAAATAAACCATTATAATAATATCTTAATTTAAGAAACTATGAGACAATTCAAAACAACGTTAGGGTTAACAAATGAGGGGGGCGGGTACGCCTTCCCTTTATCATTCAGTATTGAACCACAAAGGAGGGCTGTAACCCCCGCAAAGAACGTCAAGTTATATGCTGTCAATGTTTACTCAATAAGACACGCTAAGAACAGCTTAGAACGCTTTAGAACAGCTAAAGAAGCAAGCCAATTCATTGAACGAATCAACAAAGAGAATATTTTTCTCGCTAACATTATCAAATAAAAGGAAACTATGAACGCAGAAACAACAAACCAATTCTTTAAAGAGTCAACTATATCAAACATTATCATGTTAGCCGAGCGCATACATGGTAGAAGTGTAGTAAGTACTTTACAAAAGTATAGCCATAAAAGTCTAAATAAATTAGACTTGGATAGTTTGGAATCTATAAGGGATGCGGCAATTATCGTATATAATAACAAAGCAAAGCGCAACGAATTGCACGAAATTTAACCCCCGCAATAGCTACAAAACAATAACAGCAAATTAGCCTCCTTAATTGGGGGCTTTTTTTATGCCCTATTCTTTGAGATACTTCTAAACAGTTCAGACCTACTTAAAGGGCGTTCTGTTGGCGTTTCTTTTTTCTTTGGTTGCTTAATCTGTTTAACTTGTTTTGGGGGCTTAGATTCGTCCTTTGTTACTTTGTCGGGGGCTAAACTTGTTTCAATAAGTAGATTGATCGCTTTGCTTATACTAACGCCCTTTTGTTTTGCGTACTCAGCTATCAATATTTCGTTAGCCCTGTTTAAATAAATTCCTTTTGTCATTACAATATGTTATATAATTATATAGTACACTAGTATACTACTATACTAATAGACTAGTATACTATTAAAAGGTTGCTTTTTATCCTTTTGTACGGATAGATAGAGGACGTATAAAACCCCCATAAACTTTACCCCAATAAACTAAACATAACAGCCAATACAGCTAAACCCCTTTAAACACTAGCCTTTTAGAATACCCTACTAACCCGATAGACTTATATATTATCTATTCTATTACCCTACTAACTTACTAGACTTCTTATTCCTTAACAATTTGGTAACATAGGTAATACTTTTAGTTAATGTAAAGTGCTGTATGTTTGCTGTATAGAAATCAAATAATAGTTCTTGCCCTTGTTACTTTATGCGGGGGCTTTAATTAACTAAAAAAGAAAATAACAAGATGAAAAATTCAGTAGTCAAACATTCAGACAATGTAATTCAAGCAAATTTATTAAGATGGTTTGAACTTGCAAGCGATGAACAGATTAAAAACGGCAAAAATTGGTATGTTGATGCAATGAACTTTGCGTCTTATTTAGCTGATAAATACGATATTGATAAGTATATTGCCGCAACAGTTATAAGCGCATTAAGCCCAAATAACAAATGGGAGCGAAACAAGGTTGATGCTGAAGCAGTCATAAAGGCATTTCAAAATGGCATTTTGCCCGAAAGTATTAAGGTATGCACATATAACGCCAACAAACTAAAAGCGTTCAATGCATTAGATGGTCAATTGATAAGTGAGAAATCGCCAAAGACTCACGCATTTTCGATGAATGTAGGCTTGAATAGTTCAGATCACATAACGATAGACAAGTGGCATCTGAGAGCTTGCGTTATTAAGCCAAAGGAGGGGATACAAGAATGTTCTGAATCGTGTACAAACGTTCAATATAGACGGATCGAAAAAATAACTGCACTACTAGCCAAAAAACTAGGCTTAAAAGGGTACGAACTGCAAGCCATTATATGGGTAACCATAAAAGATGCTTGGAACAGATAAATTTTACTTAACTTAAACTTAACATTAGCTTTATATTTACTTAATACGCGGGGGTTATCTTCGCCTTATCAAAACAAACAAACAAATGGGAAATATTAGAAACTTTATCGAATCAGTAACTACAAATGGGGGCGCAAGCCTTAACATTAACAACGGAGAATTAAACCCAACAAAAGGTTATTTTGTATCCGTTGCGGGGGCGGAAAATAAGATCAATGACTTTAATGGTGACGATCTTAAAAATTACATCCTCGAAAACGCTGAACTGCTCAACACTGAAAATGTATTTCTTGGAGGTTGGATGCACAAAGGCGAAATCTACCTTGACTGCAGTCAGCAAATAGCCGACAAACGAACGGCAATTATAAAAGGTATGGAGCGCGGACAAATTGCAATATACGATGCAGCAAAAGGTAAGGAAATACTATTGCCTACTGCACAGAAATGCGGCACAGAAACACAAAAGAAAACGTATATGAGTCAAAAAGCTACTGAACTATGCGAAAACTAATTGAATTAAGACTAGCCTTCAACATGATGCGGAGGCTCAGACGTAACCCTAACTTATTTGAAGGGCTATTAATGGGAGGCTTTAAAGGCTACAAAAATTATACACTGAACGAATTAGAAAACGAAACAAACGAAACTTTTGGAAAAAACGAATAAATTTATTTAAAATGAAAGAATTTATAAAAAATACATTAGTGCAAATGCACAGAGAAACTACTACCGACAAATACGGACAAGTGGGTAGAAGTAATTTTACACCAAGTTTATTTGGTGACAGAAAGGAAGAAGTTGAACAATATTGTAAAGAAAATAAGGGTGTTCTCCAATACTCTACCTACGGAGCAAGTTATGGTACTTACAAGGCATTTACTATTGAAGATGCTGAAATTAGAAAATCGTGTAGTGAAGCGTTAAGTAAAAACGAAAACTACCTTAGAAATGTAAACTCTTGGTAGCATTATACACAACAACCAATAAACAAATAGGTGATGTCTTACCATCAAATCAATTATGAAAACTATAAAAGTTAAATCCGCTTTAGGATATAGAGAAAGTGATTTAGAAAATACTACTTCAAATGATGATGCTTATGAAAAAGCATTTGATTCAATGGATGTAAACAACGCAAAATCAACTGAAGTAGTATCTGTCAATATACTAGAATTAGCTAGTGAGTTAGCAGATATGCAGCTTAAATTGGTGTGGGGTGAAACAAGGAAAGGTCTATATGAAGATGAAGATGCTTGCATAACCACATATAGTGATGAAGCGCAAGACATATTTAATGATTTGTACGATAAGTATTATTCATTAATAGAAAGTATTCAAGAAGTAAACAACTAATATGCTGAAAAAGTTTTAAAAGAAAAATCAAATCAAAATCAAATAGGTGATGGCTTACCATCAATTAAATTATGAGAACAATAGAAACAAAAATTTATACGATAGACGAGCATCCTGACCAAGATAAATGCTTTGAATGGATTAGAAATAATATATATGATTTGAATGAATGTTCAGTACATGAAGTAGTAGATAGCCTGAAAGCATTACAAAAAGTAATTGGTGGAGACTTAGATTATTCAATCGGTCAATCACCTGATAGAGGAGAATTTATAACATTCAAAAACTACGATGAGGATTCGCTTAAAGAACTTAATGCTGATGAATGTCCACTAACAGGAGTATGTTGGGATGCTGACTTAATTAAAAGTATGCAAGCAGATGAAGATGCTTACTTTTATTCTATTACTACTACCAATGGTGTATTGCGAGCATTGCATGAAGACACTGAGTACATTTATTCAGATGAAGGATTACGAGAGCTTTGCGAGGCAAATGAATATGAATTTACAGAAGAAGGTGAAAAAATATAAAGGTGCTAGGGACTGTCTCGAGAATGCCGAGACCAAGGGGTGAAAGCCCCTTGCTCCGCTCAAACCAATAAACAAAAAAGTATTATGAAAGTTATACTAACAAATCGCGAATCAGAAGAGTTATTTTATATCTCCCTTTGCAATGGGGGAGAATACATATGTGGGTATGGTCTTGAATTAGATTATTCTGATTATGATTACGAAAAGGCTAAATCTAAGCTAGAGTCATCGTGCTACGAAGATATCTTAATGCAGATACTAAGAGATGGTGGTGAATTGGAACTAGCTGACCATGAATGTGATGGTGAATATAACAAGTCAATAACATTGAAAGACGTTCATAACAAGGTGCAAGAAACGCCCTTAAAGCATCTAATAGATGCTATCAACGAAAATGACGATGCGTGTACCGCTGATGTCATCTTGCAAACTGTATTCTATGGAGAGATAATCTTCGGTTAAAACCACATCACCTCATAGCGTAACTGCTATGGGGTTTTGGTGGTATAAACCAATAAACAAATAGGTGATGTTGCTTACCATCAAAAAATTATTATGAAAATATTTAAAACATTAGACGATGCAATATCTCAGTTAGAGGAAGATTATATAGGGTCTATTGAATCTCATATAAAGAGCATAAAAAGTAGGGGTATTACAAGATACAATGGGACTATTTATATTGTTGATAAATACGGAATTTTAAACTGAAAGAATGCTTACTATACTAATAATATTTTTAATTTTGATACTTAAACTAAGGAAACTATGAAAACAATCGAACACAGCTACCAAGTAAGCAAGATGCTAGAGGTAATGAACAGTAGTATTATTGCGGGGGGCTACCCCGACTACGAAGAAGGTGCTACATATATACTCTGCATGAACGGCAAAGCTCAAACATATTTAAACTAGGAGAAAACATGACACAAGAAATAAAAGAACTAGAAGAACTATACAGAAATAGTTATCTTCGTGAGCAAAAGACATTAAACCAAGAAGCACGAACAGGAATACCTAGAGAGGAAATCCTACATGAGTATATAAAGATTGATAGATTGTTGGGGTATATAGCCAATAAGATAAAGAGCGATCAACCCCCCGCACAAATAAAAATACTAAAGGAAAGAAAAAGTTTCTACAATGAAATGATAAAGCCTTACAAAGAATACAAAGCAATAGTAGAGAGTAAGAGAGAGGACTATAAAAGGAGATTAAAAGCTGCTCAGTTTGTAAAACCCGAGCCTAATATGCGTGTATTTAATTAAATAAATTATGGACTATAAATTAATTGACAACATTGAAGTAGATGACATTGACACTAGCGACTACCCTGATTTTTGCGATGCGTTCATATCAAGTGCTGACTATAACGGCAAACCAATGACTGATGAGCAGTTAGATAAACTTAATGAAGATAGCGACTTTGTTTATCAAAAAGTGCAAGAGCTTTTATTCTAACGGTAAGTATAAAAACAGTAGCGATATGGAAGATAAAATATTTGATATAGTAACAGACCTAATTAGAGATGATATAACTAAGGATGAAGCAATAGACAAGCTATTGATTTTATACAATGTTAGGCTTTCGTTGTTTCAAAAAAACAGACTTGACTTGCTTAATTGGGCTAAAAGTGAATTAAAGCAAGAAACAAACACTAAACTTGGTAAGACAATGACACCTTATAGAAGTGATAAAATTATATTCTTGCGTAGGATTATAGATTGGCTCAACAATGAAGCCTAACAATTATATATAACACATTCAAAAATTTGAACCGATGGAAACCCCCAGTAGAAGCGGAGGAACTATGAAAGAATTAAATAAATTATGAGTAACACAGTAACGATTTTTAACGGGGCGAAAGAAACCCTTGAAGCACATTACATTACAGTAAATCAAGCATTAAAAAGAATTAAAAATGGAAAAAGTAAAGAAGCAGTTGAAGAGATACGAAAGAGGTATGCCGAGAAAGAGAAATATGATCACCTTAAGATTGCATTACCTTCTGTTATCTATGCAGGAGTGGCTGACAAAGTTGGTAAAGATTCTCACGCAAGGGATACATTAAGGAACGATGAGTGTATAACTAAGCACTCAGGATTTTTCGTTCTTGATTTTGATGAGGGGGATACAGAAGTCCTTAAGCAAAGGTTACAAAAGGATACTTATATCTATGCTGTTTGGGCGGGGGTTACTAAGGGGTGTAAGGCTCTTGTTAAATGCCCCCCGAATATTGTTAATCACCCTCTATACTACAATGCTTTTCTGTCTCGTTACCCCGAGTTAGACACTACATCTAAGAACATAGGCAGACTATGCTTTGAGAGTTATGACTCTGACTTATGGGTGAATGAGAAGAGTCTTGTGTGGGATAAGACCTTAACAGATGAAGAATATCAAAAACAAAAACAAAACCTAAAGGATAGAAAAAAGAAGAGGTTAATGGACATCTCAGCCTCTATGATAAGGGGGTCTAGGGATGGAGAGAAGCATGAGACACTACTAAGAGCCTCAACACTATTAGGTGGGGGTATAAAGCCAAAAACAGTATCAAGGGAAGAGGCAACAGAACATTTAGAAACAGAGATTAAAAAGAAACACCCAAAGGATTTTAAGCAAGCACAGAAAACAATTCAAGACGGCTTGACCTATGGTATGAACGCCCCACTACATGAGATAAAGGAAATAGAAAAGTCCCTTGACTTTACGAGAAGGAGTGATGGAAGCTATGACTTCCTCGCTAGTGATGAGGAGATGGATGACTATGAAACTGCTGTTATAAATGGCTCGCTTGAAATGGGAATGATAACAGGTATGCCTAAGTTAGATGAACATTGGATGTTTAAAAAGAATACCCTTGTTTGGTTAGCCGCTAGAGATAACGTTGGGAAGTCCTTTGTGTTTTGGTACTTCTCCGTACTTGCAGCTATGCAGCATGATTGGAAAGTGTTGATGTATGCAAAGGAAAACCGAGATGGTAGCGTAAGAAAGAAGATCAAGGAGTTTTATATTGGTAAGAGTATCAAATTGTTTAATGATACCGACCATAAGTTAGCAAAAGATTTTATACAAAACAACTTTAAGTTCTTTACAGCTAAGAGGATGCACACAGCAGAAGATTGGCTAATGAAGTGTGAGATAGTATATGATGAGGGGTTTGAGTATGATGTAGTAATAGGAGACCCTTATAACGCCTTTGATCTGCCAATAGGTGAGAATCAGTACACAGTTAACTTACGCTCTTTAAATCAACTACAGACGTTTAAGGAGAACTACTCTGCTGTATGGATTACCGACCACATAACAAGTACCGCAGCAAGGGGTAGAAATAGTGATGGGGGTATGGAAGTTCCAACTAAGCATGACGTAGAGTTCGGACAGATGAAACCTAACAAGGCAGATGATTTTATTATAGCCCACAGAAACTTAAAGGGAGATGGTAACAAGTACGTTACAGAGATTCATGTAGACAAGATCAAAGAGGTAGAGACAGGGGGATGCCCAACACCAAAGGATGAGCCTGTAATGCTGCTAGCAAACAAAGACCTGTGTAGTTTTAGCTGTAATGGAGTAGACCCGATTAAAGAGTATTGGAAGCGTAAGGGTATGTACAATCCACCACAAGAAACAGAGCAACCTAAGTCAAGACTTGTGACTCAAGGGTGGAACACCCCCCAAAACGCACCATTCTAATCCTTAACATTAACATAACATGAAAGGCTTGTTCACTCTATCCTTTCTTTGTATGTTTGCTGGATAAATAAAAATTAAACCGATGAAAAAGAAAGTATTTAAGAGATTAGAAAAGATTACATCAGGAGTTAACATAAGATTAGCTTTAAAGGATAAGGAGTTAAACGATGCCTTAGAGCAGACAGTAGTAAAAGTGTACGAGAAGAAAAGGTTAGAGTTATTAGGGGGGGAAGAGCCTCAAAGAACTGTTAAGGATATGTACCGATTGTATATGCTACCCGTAATAGATGTGTTAGATTATTTAAAATATATAGGGTACTTAGATGAAAAGGCACATTATTACAGCTTATCATCCTCACACTTAATATTTGTGTATTGGGTGGAAATATGTAAAGACCCAACCTTGGGGAGTATGATAAACTTACCAAATACCATACTAGAATGTTTTGAGTATTGGGAAGAGCTTTTTCCAAAAGAGGAGTTACCAAATCATAACAACGCACTATCGCAAGAGGATTTTATAGAGAATATACACTTTGCATCAGATGTCTACAATAACTATAACTAAATTAAAATGAATGAAGAACTAGACAACAACGAAGACTGGGATTTTGAGTTCCTAGAGGACGGAGAAGCTACTATGATGGGACTGCTGCTTACAATAGCAGACCAACTAGGAGTAAAAGTAAATGTAATAGGGGATCACCTTATCTACGGAGAAGATGCAGATGAGGCAGATATTGAAATTATTACTACATTAGCAGACAGATTAAAAATTAAATAATTAAATTAAGTAAATTATGAGTATTTCAAGCGATGACAAACAAAAGAACCCTTCTACTAAATTTGTAGAGTGGAGTGGGGGTGATGGTAAGTTTTACTATTACGACAAAGAAAAGAAGGAAAAGGTAGATATGCCTACGAAGTTTCAAATAGTAGGACTAGATGAACTAGCGACCATTAAAGGTTACGATGAGAAGGCTTCATCAGGTGTATACAGTAATGAGGTGAAGAATACCACCCAAGAAATCTTAATAGTAAAGAACTTTAAGGGGGACTTATTAGCTAAAGGACTATATCAATCCATTAAAGGTGACCTAAGTGGGGGTAAGTATACTAAAAGTATATACGCAGCACTTGTTAAAAAGGGTGGCGCAGTAGAACTTATAAACCTTTCTATTAAAGGTTCAGCACTTAGTCCTTGGATTGATGCTAAGATTAATATTAGTGGTGGGTTTGTAATTACTTGTGGTATTAATCCCGAAGAGAAGAAGAAAGGGAGGACAGTTTACTTTGAGCCTAGCTTTGAAGCAAAGCCTCTACCCGAAGGAGAGATTAGAGATACAGTAGTACAACTTGATGCGGAGGTTCTTCAACCTTACCTTAAGCAGTATTTTTCTACACCTGCTCAAGAGGAGAATGATGCTTGGGATAACTCTAAGCAAGAGAGGACAGAAGCACCTGAGCCTGTAATAGCTGCACCTATAAGTGTAGAGGATGATGAAGAATCAGATGACCTACCCTTCTGATAATCAGTAAGTTATAACCTAATAAACCCCCGCTAAATCTTAGAATAAATCTCTTGGAAGAGGCTACTTTTTGGCGGGGGTTTTTAAAAGCAAACAAACTATGCTATCAGAAAGAACAAAAATAGCTATTAAGTTTTGGGGAGGGATTCCCCCACGAAAGATAGCAAAGCAACTAAACAGAAGTGAGAGTTGGGTATCCACTCAGACAGATATAATAATGGCTACAAGACCTAGATATGATAACAGAGGATGATTATGAAATATTTGTTAGGTACGCTAAGAGTTTACTGTTTAAAGACTCACAAGTAGCCCCCCAAGATATAGTACACAATGTAATCCTAAAGGGTATCCAAGAGAACCACTCAATAAGGTATATGATGTACAACATAAGAATGTCTGTTCTTGGTAAGGATAGGGGGAAAAGAGTAACAACAGATGTTATGCCCCCACAAACAGTAGAACCATCAGCCCATAAAGAGATAGAGGTAAAGGAGTTTATGACAGCCTTAGATAACATAATGATTTATAAGCGTGGGGGTAACGGAGGTAGAAGCAAGACAGTAGACATAAACAAGACACATAAGGCTAAGACGATAGTAAGAATGTCTTACGAGGGGTATTCTCAAAAAGAGATTAGTAAGGTTGTGGATATGGATAGTGTAGCTATCAGCAACCTTAGACTTAAGGTGATGAAAAGAATTAAACAACAATTAGAGATAAAAGGATGATTTACATACCCTGTGACATAGAAGCAGATAACTTATTATCATATGTAACTAAGATACATTGCCTATCTATGAATTGGGGTGGGGAGATAAAGACTACCTTCTCTTATGATGATATGCGTAAGCTAGTAGCCCGTAAGGACATTACTCTTGTCGGACATAACTTTGTTTGCTATGATGTACCTGTACTAGAGAGGCTGTTAGGCGTAAAGGTTGAGTGCGGGGTGATTGATACCCTTGCTCTGTCTTGGTATTTGTACCCCTCTCGAAGTTCACATGGATTAGCGGGGTGGGGAGAAGAGTTTGGAGTACCAAAGCCTGAGATAGATGATTGGAAAAACCTAACTCCCCAACAATATCAACATCGTTGTGAGGAGGATGTTAAGATTCAGACACTACTATGGGAGAAAATGCAACAAGACCTGACAGACTTATACGACAATAACGAGGCTCTTATCTCATCCCTAATGCGTTATCTTTCCTTTAAGATGTACACAGTAAGGTTACAGGAACAAAACCCCTTCACGCTAGATGTAGAGACTACAGAAAAGAACCTAGCATATCTTGAGGGGCTAAAAGAAGATAAGACTGACGCTTTAAAGAGAGTAATGCCTACTGTTGGTGTTGTATCTAAGCGAGTGCCACCTAAGACCCCACACAAAAAAGACGGTGGTCTGTCAGCACAAGGGGAGAAGTGGAAGAAGCTAACAGAAGAAAGGGGATTAGTTTTTGAACACAGCGAACCTATTGAAGTAATTAATAACTACGATGAGCCAAACCCTAACTCCCCTGCTCAAATAAAAGATTGGCTATTCTCTATCGGGTGGAAGCCTGAGAACTTTAATGAGGGAGTAAACGGAAAGATACCTACCTACTACCTTGCTGACAAGTCTCTCTGTCCTTCTGTTCTTAAACTAGGGGATGATGTAAAGAGTCTTGATGACCTTGGTGTACTTAAGCATAGGATAGGGCTTCTAAAGGGGTTCTTAAGAGATCAGCAGGGAGGGTATATCTCTTGTGGTATTCATGGGTTAGCCTCTACTCTTCGTACTCGCCATTCTAGGTTAGTTAATATGCCTAAGCCATCTGTTCCTTATGGGGAGTTGATTCGAGGGGTGTTGACTTGTGATGAAGGCTATGAGTTAGTAGACTCTGACCTTGCTTCCCTAGAGAATATGATTAAGTTAGACCTTATCTACCCCCTTAACCCCGATAAAGTAAAGGCACAACTAACAGAAGATTTCGACAGCCATCTTGAGATATGTGTATTGGCGGGGCTTATGACTCAAGACGATGTAGACTTTTATAAGGAGAAGAAAAAGAATAAGGATGTAGGCAGTGATAGGTTTCACGACCTAGACAAGAAAAGGCATCAAGGGAAGACAGTAAACTACTCTGCACAATATGGCGTGGGAAAGAAGAAGCTGTCCGAGACATTAGATATACGTCAGTCAGAGGCTAAGAAATTACTTGACGCTTATTGGGTAGCTAATAAGGAAGCTAAGACTGTAGCAAGTAGATTTGAAACTAAGCAGTGTCTTGGTAAGACTTGGGTAAAGAATCCCTACAATAAGTTTTGGTATGAGTTAAGGAGTGAGAAGGATAGACTCTCTGCTGTCATACAATCTACTGGGGATTTTATTACTCATCTATGGGCTAAGAATGTAACAGATGTAAGTGGTTGCGTGTCATTAATCTACCATGACGAATTAGCAATGATAGTAAAGAAAGGATACCGAAAGGGGATAGAGAAGATGCTGCGTGACGGAATAGAAAAAGTAAATAAACAATTAAAACTTCACATACCTATGGACATTTCCATTAACTTTGGTGAAAAGTTTAGTGAAATACACTAAAAACGTGAAAAACAATTAAACCATGAATAAAATATCAAACTTAATGCAAGTGGTCGAAGACCTACTAAAGAAAGATGCTAGGTGCAGAGATGAAGACAAGCTACTCACAGCTTTGCTTTGGTACGATGTAGTACAAAAGAAGGGTCTCGTATTTAACAGTATGACAGCTAAAGATTTATTAGACCTTTATATTAGTGGGGTATTACCTAACCATGATAGCATAACAAGGGCTAGGAGAAAGGTACAAGAGACCATGCCACACTTACGAGGGGATAAGTATAATCTCAGACAAGGGCATCAAGAGGAAGTTAAAAAAGATTTAGGCTATGGAAGAGAGTAACAATTACCCCAAACAAATAAACAAGAGTAAATTATGCTAACAGAAATTGAATTAATAACTGACGCACTAGGAGAAAGGGTAGACCCCTCAAGCCCTCTTGACGTATGGAGTAAACTAGAGAACTGTGTATCCCTTTTAGGTAACGCTGCAAGAATAGAATCAGAAGCACAGATGAACTACGCCTCAGAGCGTAATAGACTATTACTAGATGGTATTGTAAAGAAGAGTGACAGTACAGGACACATTGAATCTTATATGCCCTCAGTGGTAGAGCAGAAGTGTTTATGTGAGAACCTTCAACGTAACTTAAAGGAAGCTATTGAGGGATTAAGAACTATGCTGTCATACCTAAAGACAGAAGAGAATAACAGTAAAAATTATCAATGACCTTAAAATCTAAGAATAAAAAGTGTATCTCCTGCGGAAGAGAAGATCAACCCCACTTCTCTAAGAAACGTTGTAAGGCTTGCGCTCAAAAAGATTACGCAAAGAAAGCTCAACAGAAGCGGGAAGAGGGGTTCACTATATCCTCTTCTCCACCCAAGAAAAAGACTAATAAGGATACCAAGTATAAACAGATTTATTTTGATTACTTTGGTTACACGGAGGGGGACTTCATTCCTTGTGAAATATGTGGAAAGGAAGCTGTTGATATACACCACATAGATGCAAGGGGTATGGGAGGAGACCCCACAAAATCAAAAGAAAATATAGAAAACCTCATGGCTCTTTGTAGAGAAGATCACGAAACATATGGGGATATAACAGAGTATAAGGGATTGTTAAAGTTAATCCACAAGAAAAAGTTAACTTTGCCTTAACATACCGCATTAATAGTTTGTTTACTATTGTATTATGAAAACAAATAAAGAACAAGAATTAGAACGCTACGAGTACTTCTTTGAGAAAGAATCAGAGAGAGCTTGGAATGAATTAAGCGAGATACAGCAATTAGAATTAACTCAATACAGTACATCCTGATGCAAAAAATAACACCCAACAAAGAAGCTAACAGCGGATACCCCCCTATTATGAAAGAGGTATTTACAGAAACACAAGTAGATGAAGATACTTATGAGTATAATATAGCTACCTATAATGGTAAGAGTTGGATAAATAGAGAAGGTACTGTTATCTTCCCTGACTCTTGGGTTTATTGTGGGGGAGCTTTTGATGAATATTAATAAATAAAGGGTATATGAAAACTGAAACAAATAGAGTATTGAACGATAAAATTGACGCTTGGACTGAATCCCTAACTGAGCGATTAGTTGAAATTAGGTTCTTTGATGTAGCAGAGATGAGGGCTGCTCTCAAGACACATTTTAAAATGGCTATGGTAGACAGCTTGAATATGCAAATCTCACAGACACAAATTGAATTTGATGAGATTAGGTACGCAATGAACACCTATAAGGGATATGAGAAAGCTCAAAAGATGAAAAGGTTGGGGGAATTGAGAGTTAAATTGAAAGCAGAGAATAAATTGTATGCCGAACTTGATAGAGATAGACAAGCTAAGGAGATGACTA